AGTTCAAATACCATATCTCCAGGAAACTTATAATCATTACCGGGAGTCATCATCTTAGAGTTCCCTAGATTGTCTGTACCTAGAACAGGGAAGTCCACACCCTTCATGGTAATGTCACCTGAAGGAATAATGTTAAAAGGGTTATCTACATCAGGGGAGTCTCTCTTATATCCCTGGGTAGAGAATATCCCAGTTGTATAAGTAAACATCTCATTGGGTCCACCAGGTAAACCTCTACGCTCTGACTTTTCGTATTTCCCTTTCATCACCTGAATGATAAATTAAGTTTGGTATTATTTAGCTTCAACAGCATCTTTCTATCTGCTGAAATCCTTCTTGTTAATAAGAACTTGTTATAGTAATGTCTAAACTTCTTTCTTTCAAAAGCAGACTTGCTATAATCTAAGTTGCCAGAGTTTAAATCTCTGATATAACCATTCCGGCGTGTTTTAAATATCTCTTGCTGAGCATTTGAAAACTCACCTCTATCATGGGTAGTATCCCAGAATTGATTAATACGATATTTCTGTTCAACTTTTGATGAGAGTATTTCAATATCTGAAAGATTCACTTTTGGATACTCTAATCCTTTCATCGGATCATTCTTGAACTGATTGTGGATTCTTAGTAATCCAGACACTTGTTCTGTGTTATGAACAATCAACTCATCAAAGTTGAAATCAAGATCATGCCACCTATCATCACCACACCCATCGTGCAAATCTCCTTTATAGACATAAGACTCTAACTGATATTCTAAACTTCTAACGGTGTTTACATTCTGACCTGTGTTCTCTACCAACTCTACTTCCCATGGATAATCTACACCATAGTAGTTGGCAAACAAATCACATCTATAGTTATGCCTCCATATACCAGAACCTGTAGTTACGGCAGGTGTAATATCCTCATAGAAGAAACTACAGATAACTGGATTAGGGTTTACATAGTTAGGATCTCCATTAGGTCCTGCTTTATAAACATCATCACAGTTACCAATCTTCGTTGTAAGTCCTTTAGGATTTATAGGAGGAGGGCATTCACACTCAATCTTTCTACATATAGGTGGATTAACATCATTACAGTCACCTGTTGGTTCTGTGTAACCATTGTTGCCCGGATATACTAGAGTGTAACCCGTTGGACAAGAGCATGAAAAAGAACAGATAGAGTTAATAATCTGCTGTGCAACATAATCTGTTTTCTGGTCATTCGATGGCTGTTGTGAAAGAATGATATATTGATTTTGTCTGTTTGGTGTATTAGCATCACCAGTAAGATTATCTAAAATATCATTTCCGGTAAAAGGATAAATGCCCTGAGTTGCATTAGCACAATCATCAGATATTTTAATATTGCCTTGACTATCAAAAACACCCTGATTCTCCCCACACCATACAGTATAGATATACTGATTAGCTGGACCATTACCACCTAGAAGACTGCTTTGATACGTTTTACCAATTGAAGAACCACCAGCCCGGCAATTATTTTTTTCATTAAAGCTGTTTGGAGGGCTGGTTGTATTACCTCTACATCTTGCATCTGTAATAACTATTACCGCCTGAATAAAATTAGCATTACCACTTCTATCACCAAGTTCTGTAGTACTCTTAGAATTTAAAACTTCAAACGCATTATATATACCCCGACAAAAATTGGTTTTTTGGTCATCAGGATCTAATGTGTTATAGTAAGCTGTTGCACTAGAACTATAACCTAATCCATCAATAACAGTGTCAGGATCAAAAGTATTAGCCATAGTCTTTTGAACATTGCCACTAGTTCTTAGATTCATAAAAGTGCTTTCTGCATTACCAAAAGCTGTAAAGCCCATTTGCAATCTACCAGAAGATAGAGCTGACTGTACATCAGAATTGTCTAAAAAATCAGAAATAAACTGATGTTGATTTTTAAGAATTGATTGTTGATTTGCATTTGTACTTGCAGAGTAGTCCATGCATAATACCAAATCAATATCACATGTCTGTGTCTGTAGATTAGCAAGTACCTCTTCTACATTTACAATTGCTGGGGCAGAGTCACCAATAGTTATCTCACAGTTTTGAGTTACGGGATTATAACTATACCCTGGTGGACAATATGGTTGATCTAATTGCTTTTCCTTTGTTGTTAGGAAATGATTAATGCTAGGCATGCACAGTTCTGGATGCCAATCATGGAATGAGATCCAAGCCTTAGCTTTAGGGTCATAGCTTACAGTCCAAGATACATCCTCAAAGTAGAGCGGATCTCCTAATGTAATCTTAGTACTTAGGATAGGTGCATCGTCATTTACCTGCGGCTGTAGTACAAAACCATTGAATGTAAAACCATTCTCTACTGTATAGTTGACCTGATCTTTATACTGATCCTTAACCCTAAAGTCTCTCTTACAGAAATATACTACATCATTATTTACATCATAGATAGACTGACATCCTACACCGACTACAGGATTATCTGCTAATGGTGTTTCTTCTAATGCTGGGAACTGCTTAATCAACTGAGATGGTAAGTACTTATTAAACCACCACTTCATACCATTATTAGCAATGTTCTCTAGCTTACCTGTATAATGAAATATCTTACCCTGAGCCTGTGAGATAAAGAACACACCCATGGGTGTATTAATTACAGTTCTATGACTCTCGCATGATCCATACTCATTGGATAGATCTGAGTTTGTAATATTCTGGAAAGGTTGGCTAAATAAACCGCCATCTCCTATAGTCAGCTTAGTGCCTAAATCTGTCTTCAGTGTATCCAGACCTTGGAACATCTGAGGTGACTGGTATGGGAATAATACTAAGGCACCGCTCTTATTAATAGGCTTGATTACATTGATAGGATTCTTAAAATCCTTGTAGTTGTTTGGTAAGAAAACTCTCCAAAAATCTTTCTTAGATTCTGTCTTGGCCTGAAGAGAGTATATTAATCTCTTAGGGTAATAACTAAAACAATCTTCAGCAACCTTAGGATCGTAATCTCTAGTTTGAACCTCTCCAAAATTAGATATCTGGGTAAGAAACTTTGATACACTCAGAGAGATATCATACTTATAGTAATTGTCCTTCTTGATTATATCTGCATGAAATAGATCATCCGTGTTAGCATAATCATAAGGATCATAGAACCTCTTGTCCTGAGCTTCCTCCCAATCTCTTTGAGCTAAGTTATACTCTGACTCTACAAAGAAGTCCTGAATACCATTGACATGAGTATACATATACCCATATCGCATAGCAAAAACAGGGTTGGGATCATTATATCCGTTAAATCCAAGTAAGCTGCTATGAACGCTTGAATTATGTCTATCTAAATAGAATAGATCTGATGGTAAAGGATCCCTTGTTTTAGGTATGGACAGACCAACAATCTCGTTTGCTAAACTAGTCATATCAAACTTCCGCGTATCCATCCAATATCTTGGGTATGGAATGTTTACACGCTGCAGGTAATCATAAGTATATTGATCTGGCTGACCATTTAAGAAGTCAGCAAAGATTGGCATAATGGTTTTCTCAGTATACCTGTTGATATATACATCACCAGCAAATATGGGAGAGGAAGAAAATTTAGTTTGAGGATTATTAGCTGATACTAGTTCTACAGTACCCCGCATTTGAATCTGCTTAATACCATCAAGCTGACCATACTGATTTTCAGCATCAAACTTTAAAGCACCATAAACTGCTGATATATCTCTCTTTTGTTCTTGCTCAGGATTCCTTAAATATTTATTAGCTAAAAGCTCAAAAAATGGACCATCGCCATCTCCGCTAAGAACATATCTTGATTTATCTACAATACTAGGATCATCTATATTATCTGTAGTAGCAACTGCTACGGTGTCTGGTCTAAATAGATTATTAACCTTAAAACCGTTAAAAGACTGATATGTGCTACCTATATAGTTTGAGTCTTCATTTCTAGTCCTATACACTTGACCATTTGGTCTAGTAGTAAATGTATCATAGAAGCCATGAGAGTTATGCTTAAATGCAAAATCCTCTTCCTTAATGAGACCATAGATTAACTCTATAATTTCATTTCCACCATCTGCAATATTGAAACGAGCAATAAAATAACCAAAGGCTGCTTGTAGAAACTTTGGAAGATTGCCACTAGGATGTTCAACCTTATATCTTTCAATATTCTTACCAGAGTCTGTACCTGGTGTACGAGAAGCTAAAGCAAGATTTTTAGTTTGCCCAACTTGCATCGTAATATTAGCAGCTCCTTGTCCCAGCCAAATAGTGCTTATATCGAGTACATCTTTTAGTAATAACTCTGCTAGCAAATCAAACAAACTACCTATCCCAAAGAGATTTGCAACTTGTTCAGCACTAATCAATTCAAATGTAGACCATGTATTTATTGGAAACGGTACATTAGGTGCATATGGTACCGATCCCCCAGTACCTGCAACTAGTGTCTGATCATTAGCAATAAGATTATTGTTTATACTTAAACCTTGTAGTTCAGACTCCTGAGTTCCTCTTATTCTTGAAATTGCATAGCCAATACCAATAATACTAGCAATGATAGATGCAATATTTCTGATTAATTTATTCTGAGGATGATTCTCTGACTTAATAAAATGCCCTACAGATGTACCGGAAAGATCTCCATATAGTCTTGTTTCATAAGCATTCAAGAAAGGTCTTTTGAACATCAACTCTGGTGAGTGGAATGTAAAGAACTTCTTAGCTACACTTGTAAGTGGTTTAAAGTCTTTAATAGAATCAGCATACTTTTGAGTACCATCTGTTCTATGATCATCTCTTCTATTACCATCATGGAAATAAACATCAGGTCTTAGATCATTGTATGGATAGTTTGGATAAAGACCTACAGGATTACCCCCGGTCTGTCCACCCTCAGGAATATTGTACTTACGCATATTCCTAAATATGCCCTTGGCTAGAATAGACTTCTGTCCTTCTCTTGAACCTCGTAAGATCTCATAACCAACTATATTTGGTATGACAGTGCCATCATTAAAGACCGGAGGTTTGATATCACTAAACTGTACACCCAGCACTCTAATCCTACTATTAGAATCATTTGTCAAGTGTAACTCAGGCCCACGTTCTTCAGTTGGCATCTTATGGTGGCGAATGTACTTACCGCATAAGTCAAAACGAGAGTCTCCCGTACCACCAATGTTTACTCCTGTAGTTACATCTGTGTAAGTAGCATTCCAGATTTCAGGTTGTGTTGCAGGATACTTCTCTGTAGACTGCCAGTAACTCATCTCACCCTTGGCAATAACCAAACCTCCATCTCCTGTAGGATTATTTAATCCTGTCGCCTGAATAGTAGATGTATCGTATACCTGAAAGTTTTTCTCTCTAGAGCTTAAAACATTAAGACCTCCGCCACCTGCTAGACTATCTTCACTACTATTGATCTGCTCATTAAACTGATTCCTAAAGGAACTCTTTGGTGGTCTGCCTGGAATATGATAAGACTTAGATCTTTCACCAGTATTATAAATCCATCTGATAAAAAAAGCATACTGCTCATCACGCATAAAGCCAGTGCTGTTACCTCCCTTGCGATAATACTCAGCAGGATATTCAGCAACTACCCATTCAGTTTTAATCTGATTAGCTCTGGGTTGATAGTTAAAATCAAATTGTTCTGTAGGACCTTTACGTATAAGCCAATCATTAACAACAAACATTGCATCTGACTTCTCATACGCAGGGCTTCTAGCTGGTAACAATTCTAATGGGATACTGACTAATGACTGATCTATATAGTCAACAGAAATAGAACTAGTCTCAGTGCTATACAACCCAATCTTCTTGGCTACATAATTATTTGCGTTGTTGCTAAGAATAACTAATTCAAAAAACTCAAAGTCTTTATCCAGATTAGACACCTTAATATCCAGAGACCCTGCAGTGCCGTCATGATCAAAAAGACTCTGTAGATTAGATACACCAATATAGTCTGTTACTCTCTGCTCATTTACAGTATAGGCTATATAAGCTTGATACATACCATTCCTTAAAGATCCTCCATCGGGAGCTTTGGAAAGTTTCACAATAGGAGTATCAAGAAGAGGTGCTAGTCGAAGTGCCTCACAATCTAATATGGTTGTGTCTTCATAGATAACACAATCATCACCAGGTGTAGAGGTAACAGTCTGCTGATAGGGAATATTGTCTAAATTAAGAGTGCGAGATGGATTTCTCCCATCATCCCAGTATACTTGCCAACTACAGTCAAAGTTTTCTTTTGCGGCACCTTGAATTAAATTCTCTTTGTTGAAGTTAAGACACTTGGAATTGACCAAAGTTTTATACTCGCATTTACTATCATCAAAGAGACCTATCTCAGAGTTAGTGTTATCAGTGGTATACAGCACCCACTCATCTGCATATAAGTGCACTGTTCCAATAACTGTATATGGAACTACACCACAGGCTAAGTTAGCTGGTTCATTACCCAGTACTCCTACATCACCGTCTGTAGAATTGTTTGCAGCGTTTCTTGCGTGAGTCCAAGATTGTTTGGGTTCGTAACTAGGATTGATATCCTTGTTCATACCCTTCACAAAAACATTAGTCTCTACAGAGTCAGCACCTTTGTTCTGAATATTTTGTTTCTTCTTAGCCATAGTTCACCTTGTTATACAGGATAACTCTTGAACATATTATAGTAATTGTGATACTGCGCTCTTCTGTTTAACCACCAGATCTTCTGCATCTCTTTAAAGTCTGGAGTATTTACAAATCCAAGTGCGTTATTTCTTGCAGCTCTCAAACGTCCTTCTATTAGACCTAATTGATTAGCCACATTCTCTCCGGCAAAAACCATGTTCTCAAGAATCCTCTGCTTCAAGGCATACTCGTAGTATTCATTGCAATAAGGATGATCCAGTACAAGCAATCTTCCTTGAGAGTCTTCCATGGCTCCTTGGAAACTGATATATACTTTACCTGTTGTAAAGTTTGTAAGAAGATAACCGTCTTTTATTTCAGCAATATCTGATGCTTGCTCTCCGACATTTGGACAATCACAAGTAGCATCATTTACATTCTGGATCCTCAAAGGATAGAATGCAGTGTAAGTTCTATACTCTCCACCGCCAATCTTCTGAACTAACTGATACTGATTCTTGTCTTCACAGGTCTTAATAACACATACCTCTTTACATTCCGGATCATCACATGGTCCGGACTCATCTGGAGCTGGTACATAAGGCACAGGGTTATCTGTCTCTACATGTGTACCAGACGGCATCTGAGTAGAGATGCTATAGTCACCACACATAAAAGCATAGTTCAAAGAAAAGAAATCACTTGGAAGCTTGGTCTTACCATGCTCTACATCCAGCACCACTTCTTTGGTTCTATTGATTCTTAAACCAAGATCATAATTTACTCTCGTTGCAACTTTAATTAACTGCTGAGGTTCAATCATCCCCTCCATTGCATATGTAGAAAAATCTACTGTTACATCTTCAAGTAACTGATCAAAAGTTCTATACTTATGTGATACGCTCATGATTTACCATTTTACTTTATGAGACCAGTAACGTGCTGAAAAAATATCCGGCTTAGAATCCTGGGCATTATGCCTAGCGTAGTAACTCTTCTTTCGTGCTTTATCTTTCGCACTCTTAGGATTCTTACCTGCACCCTTTACACCTTGCTGACCAAAGCGGATAAGCTTTGTCTTATCACCTTTCTTAGCTACAACAACGTGTGACTTTGTAGGATGGCTTGGTGTCCTCTTAGGTTTGTTATAACCTGATACACCAGCTCTAGTTAACTTTGGATCCTTCTTAGCTGCCATGATTTATGAATGTGCTTTAGCTTGAATAATAATCCATCTTGTTCCATCGGACCAAAGAGTAATACCTTCAAAATGTTGATTAATCTGATAGTTGGTATTACTTTCATCTATAAACTGACCATTAAAGGTTACAAGCTCAGCATGATTGCTTCCCTGCATAGAGGCATCAGATATAAAACGAATAACTCTATACTTGTAAGCTGCTGATGTTGCATCTGGTAAAAGCACTTGATAGGTAGCATTTCCAACTCCTGTGTGCTTTAGATACACCATCCAGTCATCAGAAGCTGTAAGATCAAATACATCTCCACCACTACCTTCAATCACCCTCGGTATAATAAACTTTGTACCTTCTAATACATAGGATTTTAAATCCTTTGCCTTTATCAAATTAGAATCAGCCTCGGGTTCTGGTTTTAATTCTTTCTTTACAGTTTTAGTTCTTTTACTAATAAAAAAGAAATCTTCATCACTAGGAATAGATATAAACAACCTACGTTTAATCATCCCCATTATGTCTTGTAAAATATTACTCATCTCTTTTTGCCTTTATGAAGTCCATGTTTTGCATGCTGCTTGCCTTTCTTAGTAGCGGCACGTTTCTTTTTATTAGCAGCAGCTAACTTCTTTCTACCAGCTGCAGTACTCTTAAGCTTTCTGATAGTAGCAGACGGCGCATACACTTCTCCTGTCTCAGAAGATTTCTTTCCTGATGGAGTTCTCCACTTCTGTTTAGTCCATCTATCTAAACTCTTTTGTCTTGCCGTCTTTGCCATTACTTGCTATGTTTCTTTTGGATCTTAAACTTAGCTGTTAATGACGCACCAGGATGCTTTACAAATTTCCCAGAGTGTTTCATCAACTTATATCCAGATCCGTCCTTCATCCAATGAAAACCCTCAGGAGCTTTTACAGACTTCATGCTAGTAGATCCACCTTTCTTATAAACACTCTTAGCCATAGGTTTTGCACCCTTAGGTTTCTTACCCTTCTGCTTCATGTTTACCGCTATTGCAGCTTGTTGTTTTCTAGAACTAGCCATTACTTCTTAGTTTTATAACCGCCGCCCGCAGCCTTATATCGCTTGGCTAACATCTGTGCTTTACGTGCAGACCACTGTCCAGGCTTACCACCTTTACCACTAGCTTTGATTTCATTAAACAATCTCTTACGCAAACTGGGCTTAGTATAGTTACCAGAAGCGTTAACTGTGCTTTTCTTTTTTGCAGGTGCTTTTTTTCTTGGAGGCATAATCTTATGTTAATTCAACTAAAAATGAAACTTCAACTTCATTAGTGTTAGCATTGACGCTTCCAGCATTAATTGTTGCTGCCAATGAAAACATTGTACCTGCTGGTATTTCTAGAGGAGCGCTAAGATTTTCAACAAAACCAGGATTACCATTATCAGCAACAGTCCAACGTTTAGCTAATGAACCAGCATATGTCCAAATACCTGAATCATTCGGCCTACCATTTGCTAGTTGATCTGATGTCCAAATTTTAAATTCAAAATCAGCATCAGCAGAAAAAGTTACAGCATTTCCAGTCATCTTTGCTGTAGCAGCAATAATCTTTAAATTCCTTGGTGCTACAAGTACAGATGTGTGTGCATTCACTGCAGCACCTCGCACAGTCCATTCTGCAGGTTCTCCGCCAAAAGGTGTGTTGGGAGAATCTCCACTCCCAAAGTCTTCAATAACTCCATTATAAACTAAATAGCCTTTTGGAATAGAGTCTTGAACATACTTTACTAAGTCCTCTGCTTTAGTAATTCTTGTAATAACCTTAGGTTCTTCAAGTACACCTTTATTCCTGCGTAGATTCTTTCTATATCTAGCAAATGGGATAAAATCTCCGTTCTCAACTTTAGAGATCTCCCTTCTCTTCAACATCCCAAGTATGTCTGTGAGTATATTATTCATTGTATTCTACTTTAAATTATTATCTATGAACACTCTGTTTATTATCTGCATCTTCTGCAGGCACTTTTACTGTATTTAATATTACCGCAAGAACCTGCTGTTCAATCTCAGCAAATAAAAACTCCGGTACAAAAAACTGTTGTAAGTATCTAGGTACACAGTTATCATCTTCATCACATGTCCATCTAGATATATCGCCTTCAAATACACCCTCCAACTTTATAGCATCCCATTCAATGTTAGGCATATACAGATAGCCATTTAAGTACCAGTAATACTTTGTTGTATTGTACTTAAAAGAGGTTGTTTTAGACATTGAGGTATAAGTCCCTGGGGTTGTAGGTTGTAACTCTATAGAGCCGTCCAAAGAACTAACAGTCCTGATCAAAGGACCCCAGTATCCTTCCATAAATGTTGGCAGCTTTTCCTTAGTCCTCTTGATTGTACAACCACTGGCTATACCAGAACAGCTAGCTTCAACCCGATCTACCTCAATCAAGTTTAAAAATGGAAGCGTCTGCCACACACTATTAAACTTCATCAGTTTATTAGCACTATCCTGCCTACGCATAAGCAGCTGAGCAAACTTTAAAATAAGACTATATATGTAGCGGTCAGTAACAAAAGCATCTTGCACCTCTGCTTTTACCTGTCCTCTGACTCTTGATACTACATCTCCTATTGTTGTCATTCTCTTAGCTTTCAAATTCATCATATCCCTTCAGATCACTCTCTGGAGGGGTAAAGTTGAAAAGATGTGCTATCCTATACTTGTTCTTCATAATCCTATACTTATTCCAGTTCTCTGGATAAGTCTTGGCTACAGATCTCTTAAACTTCCTACACGCTGTGAATCTCCAAAACTCCCTGTTGCGAAATCTATATTTAGTAGACCAGTTCGTATAAAATATCTTTCCTATGTTTCCGTCAGTTTCCCAATTCTTGTTTTGCAAAACCTTGCCATATTCCTTTGATAATGAGTAGTTTGTATTCACTGATTTAGCCGGAGCACAAGTACCTATAAAAAGATACCCTAATGAATCAGGTAATTCAACACCATCTCTATTATCAATCACTCCATTCCACAACTTATTATTATATATCCTAATTATATCCTTCAACTTGTTGTTATCAATATTCTCATAATGAGGATACTTACTCTTAAACTTATTAATCACCTCAGCATTTAGAAGCCCAAGCCTTTTCTCTCTGTATCTCGGAGCATTTAGGTCGGGCTCTTTGAAATTATTAATCATAGTCTATAGTTATAATTTACAAAAAAAAGAGCACTTATAAAAGTTTAAAGTGCCTGATAAGTGAGCTCGCAGATGTTACCCATCTCAGGGTGTTGTAACTCAATCTTACCTGCTCTCTGGTTACCTACGTACTTATTGTGGTAATGGTAGTAATCAGTCTTGCATAGACTAGGGAGAGTCTTATGTATAAAGCCGGTATTCTCAGAAGTAGTTACATACTCCACCTTTCTGTTCTGATGATAGTGTCCTGCAAATAGGGTCCTATTCTTAGTACATCCCCACTCTTTAGCATACTCTGTTGCATATACTAATGGTGTGTTCTTAGCTGGTACATCACCATGTTCAAAAGCGTTAAAGTTATCATGCCACACATGTACCTTTCTTTCTGCATATTCAATGTCCCAAGTAATATTAGGATCTGATATAGCTTTAGAAAGAGCATGAGCTAGGTGAAAGGATGATAACCTATCATGGTTACCCGGTATGTAAACTACAACGAGCTCATCACAAAAAGCCTTTGCATAGTTTAGTCCCCAGTGCATAGCATCAAATGCTTGGATATATGCATCGGTTGCCATGCTACAATTATCTAATGGTGTACCGCTAGTAGTAGTCCCAGAGAAAGAATCCATGTTAATCATGTCACCGCCTACTACAAAGAATAACTTCTCTATGTGGTGTGCTGCACTACCTCTAAGTAAAAGATCCTTGAGTGTGTCTTCAAAGTCTTTGTCAATGGTTTCATTTCCCTGCTTGCCAAAATGGATATCCTGTAAAGAAATAATGCCACAAACTTTCGTGGCATTCTTATTCAAAAAGTGATCTGGTTTTGTAATATTGTAGTCTCTTGGCTGCCAGTTCTTAATTACATCTTCTATGTAATTCTTATCCTCTTGCTTGACTCTGGTTATAAAAGCAGACACCCTCCAATGATCCCCCATCTGCTTATTCCAGTATGAGGCTAAACGCCATTGTGTTGTATCAATCTTTAATAGCTTGACTATCTCTTCCGGAGACTTAGGTTCATGATCAAATGTACCTGCTATCTTACCCTCTCCTTTTTCTAGATTAATTTCCTCAGTAAACTGCTCATTCTTTGCAGATCCACTAAAGAACTTTTTCTTCTTTTTTCTTTCTGAAATAATCTCACGTTTAATCTTAGAATATGTTTTTTCAGAGATATCTAAACGTGCTGCACAATACGGAACACTCTTTTTCCATTTAAGAGATTCTTCCACTTTTGCTTTTAAGCTCATACTTAGAAGTTTATCAAATTTAAAGAAATTAAATTAACAAAAAAGAAGGCCCCCGCAGGGACCTTCTCCAACATCTGTGATAGAAAACCAACAAACTACCACTTCCGTTTACGCCGTCAACGTTGTAGCAAATACAATAACGGATTCAGGTTGTGTAGCACCATTATCAGCTATGATTCTAAACTTGTATTTTGTTTCAGCAACTAGACTGCTAATAGTTGCTTTGAACACACCAGCAGTCAAAGTTGCTGCTGTAGTCCAAGAAGATCCAACTGCAGTGTCATATTGAACTTGCAAGCTGGTAGTTCCAGTAGCCTCTCCAGACCACAATAATTCAATAGATGAACTTGTAATGGTGCCAATATATAAGTTCAAAGGAGCATGGAATGAATTGCTTGCGTTGCCTGGAACAAGACCGTCTGCTAGTACAAGCATCATCCTTTGTAAGATCTGCTCTAATCTTTCACCCGGTTGAATAACAAAAGTGTCTGCGTCAACATTCTCAACTAAAGTCTCAGGACCCGTCCAAGTCACACAAGCAGGAGATACTGATTCATCACATCTCTCAGCTGTAGAAGGGCATTCTGTATATGAACATGGATTAGTCAATGCGCTGTCTTTACAGCTACACTTGTTAGGACTACATTTGGTACAGTTACAACTCATATCTCAATTATTTATTATGATGGCCAGGCTGGACTTGCGGGAGAACTACTGTCCGGGCATAAATCATCATGTCCAACAAACATAATTTTCATCTTCTCTTGGAAGTCTCCGTCATCAGTACCATTATAAATCGCAGTTAAATACTCTGCAACAGTAAGAGATCCAACAGGTTGATTCAAGAACATAAGAACGCTCTTCTTATAAAGGCCCTCTAGTGTAATAGCTCCAGTACTAGCTCCTTCATATGGGTTGGTAGCAGATGGTGTTACACCTTGCATCAAGTATCCGGTAACATCAACAGCTGTTCTAACACCATACTCGCTCGGAGGAGTCATTTTAGCTGTATAAGATGCTAGACCTTGTAAGATTGCAGAAGCTGATTGACCTGCGGTATCTGCAGTAATCGGATAATATACCACCTGCATTCCATCTGCAAATGGAGATATGCTGTCAAAACTCTTTCCTGTTCCATAAGCGCTATTAGCTGAGCCGGTTAGAATGTCTGTATGAATTTCATAGTCCTCAAGGTACTCTGCTGTAGGTTGTGTGGGTGAACCAAAACCACTGCTTAGAGTAGCACCATGATACTCAGGATTTGTATTATTAGAGAATACAAGAATGTTAGCTCTAGTAGGAGGAGCTACTAAAGGAGCGCTTCCCCAATCGGTAGGTAAGTCTCGAACAGCAACCCACTCTGCTGTACCATCAAGCGGAGCTCCAGGAGCATTTACATCGCTTACTCCATTTTCAACAACAGCACTTGAGTACTGCAACCATCTTCGACTAGTGGTTGGAATTAAAAAGATCTCACCACTCCAAGCTGTACAAACTAATGCAAGCCAAGCCTCCAGCCTAGCCTTAAGAGATTCAAACGTAACTGCATCTGTTACACTAAAGCTATTTGTATCAACAAACATATAAAAATCATCCGCTGTCTCTGAAACCTGAGCACCCAAAATCTCAGGTTGAATAATCTGAACTTGAACAATTGCAGTGACAGAAGAACAATCTCCTGCTGTGTCTGAAGTTAATCTAACCTCAAATGTATCTCCATATGAAGAAGCTCCGTTATGGGTATAAGTAAAGGTATTAGCATCAGTTGGGCTCTGAGTTACAGTTCCGTACTGAGGATTAGCTACAATACTTAAGGCTGGTTCACCGTCACCAATGACATATGGAATCTCAATAGTAGTGCTTGATCCACTATTACAGAAGTACCCGGATGTAGTACTTGTTAGTAAGAAAGCAGGACATTCACAACATGCCACAACTTTTGAAATTGTGTTTAAATCATTCCATCCAGCATAAATATATTGAGTAACGCTGTTAACTTCAATCTTTCCAACATAGTACCAAACACTCTCTGATAGATTTCCACCAGGGATAGTCTCGGTAAGTGTGCCACATGTAAGTGTGCCGTATGATACAAAGAAACCAGAAGGTTGACTTGTTAAGAAACTTGGAGTATCGTTGGCAGGATCCTGAATAGTTGTAGTCTGATCTGTGTTAAAATCATAACGTACAATAGTGTATTCACTGTAATTAGAACCACCATCATTCTGACGAGCTCTAATATAAATGGACTTATTTGTAATTCCAGTTGCAATGACTATCCCATTATCAGGACTAGTCGTAGTAGATCCTCCATTTGTCCACGTAATCATATCTGCACTATAGTCATATATGATAGTAGTAGGTGTTCCTGTGCCCCCTGTATTTCGTGCTAAATCAATAGTCACATTACCAAGAGCAGTCACAGAAGTAACAGTTAAATCAGGATTAAACAATGACACCTCACCAACCTGCCTAATAATGCTATTTCCAGGTCTATAATAAAATCTTTTAGTAGTAGGACCAGTTCCTGTCTGACCTATGTAATAATCACCAGCGATAGCAGATTGGTCTAAAGCATCTGTGATTGCAATAGAAGTACAACTAACACCAAGTGTAGTTGTCGCACCTAAAGTACAAACCCTCTGCTGTTGTGTGCTTAAATCTGTAATATTAACCTGGATAGTATACAGTGTTGCTGCAGATAATCCTGTAAATGTATAAGAAATGTTAGCACCAGGATTTGCAATAGTTGTTGCAGCAACAACATTTGGTCCTTGATTACAAGTGATTCTATAAGTATAATTTGAACCAATTAAACTGTTAGGAAAAGCAACTACAATCGAGTCTGTACTAGGTGTTAAAGTAGAACTAGTAGGACATGGAATGCCAAGTGGTATAGTAATATTCTTGATCTCTTGACATACATTGTTATTATCCGTAGCACAAAGCTGTGCAACAACAGATAATGAATATGTCAGTATAAGATTAGAGTTGGTTAGATCAATGTTTACACCTACTGAACTAGATGCCAAGTTTGCAGCATTAATAGATTGTGTAATCTTAGCCCCACTAGCATCAGTGATCTCAATAAATGAATTACCGCAATCTGTAAAGCCACTTGGAACAGTTGAACCATTTAAGTTAAAATTGATAGTTGTAGGTAATCCGCTTACAGGATCTGTGACTACATTATATGTCATAGCCCATGAAACAGCACTGCAATCCGATACACAACAGTTCTGTTGAATATTTGCAACAGCATCGTAGATGTCACAAATAGCTACCCACTGGTTAGCATTAATATCTGCTAATGTATTTGGATTCTGGATCCATCCTGACTGGCTACCATAAGTACCGCCCTGACTTAACATGTTAGATGTCCCAGATAAACAACTTGCATTGATAGCAAAGTTGATAGCTTGAGCATCACCAACTGCCGTTCTCAGATTACAAAACTCTGTTTCAAGAGCTAATAATAATGTAGATACAGGAACACTTTGACCTTGTAAAATACAAGAAGATATTACCTCTGAAGTTGGAGAGGTAATTGGGAAAAAGCCTTCCAGAATAGTCAAACGATTAGCAATATCAAGAAGCTGGTTGTTAATGATATTGATAGCACTCTTTATAGTACAGATTTCATTTGCCAAGTATTTAGCATACTCAGCAACAGGTAAAGATGTAACAGGATTTCCTTGAGCATCTGTATAGTGCAAGCAATCTGGTAGCTCTACATTAATTGTACTTGCATTAGATGTAGGTAATGTGCAGACATAATCTACAATAGCCTGCATGTATTGGGTAAGATTAGGATCTTGCTGAGGAGGAGCAGGAATACAATCTAAAGTAAGACCTGATAAATCTGGATTGCACTGACATGTTTGTGTTACCAAATCACACAGTTGTGTAGCCATCTTACTGACTACATCACTTATGGTATCCCCATTACATAAGTTAATGCAAGAAATATCAGGACCTTGCCATACCACACAATTTGATGATAAAGGATCACAAGGGGATGTACTGCCGTTATTCGTAGGAATCATAAATATTTTTTTTGCAGCTGTTCAAACAAGTATGGTATATCTATAATATACAAAAGTTTTGAGGAACAACCAAGATTATAACCAACCTGCCCTTCTCATTATCTAATCACAGTTTACTGTTTCTGGCTCCTCTATCTTGAGGTTCTGCCAATCGCATAAGTACTTCTTAATCTTAGCTGATTCAACGTCTGTATAACAACATGGTGTGATACCAAATCTGTGTGAAATAAATTCTTGATACACAGTATTGGCAAACTTCCGTTGAGCTTCAACTATCTTAATCTCGTCCATTATGTACGTAAATTCTGTTTAGCTCTATATACTTGCTGAGTGATTCCATCTGCAGGCATGGCTGGTGCTACTCCTGTAGCCTTTCCATAATCAGCTAGACAACTCTTGTGTACCGTTTGACCATTGGCCGCTACAGTTTTTTGGCACCCGCAAGTAAAAGCTTTATTACAATGTGCACAGTTCATATTATTGGTTTTTGGTTTTAACAACAGACAGCTGAACAATCTATCTTATCCAGCCTCTTTTTAGCATAGTTATATAACTCCATTCCCTTATTAGGGCTTTGGCAATATTCTACTTTAGCTACAGCAGCATCAATTAAAGTTCTGATATAACCTAATTCACTAATGATCTCAGATCTTTCACTGCTGGGTTCACAGGGTTGCATATCAAGATCACAAAGCACCTTATAATACTTTGTCATCAATGAGGTAACTCGTAAGTGATTGTACTCTACATAGACCTTATCTGTGGGTGCTACACTATATCTGATAATATAAATACCATCAGCAATAACTGTAGTCTTATCACCACAATTCTCTGTCTGAACACCAATAGTGCAATTGGTTAATGACAGATCAAAACCATTAGTAACGTTGATTAGATAAGGCTTATTGAAACCGGGAACTGTTATCAAGAGTTCTTCGCAATCAATCTGTAAATCAGTAGTATACTGACTAGTATCCTTGATATTAAGTATATCACAATTGGCAACTGGAGAAACCTCTAGACTTAGTATATGCTTATTTGCCATTAAGGAATTATTTAGAAATAAAAACTACTGTAGTACAGTAATAATATACAAAAAATAAAATAGATTAAAAAGAAAAGGCCGGGTATAACCCAGCCTTTCTTTTATAACCACCTTAACTATTAGGGTGTCTCAATACCACTAACAAAGGCAACGTTACCACCGCTGGCATTACACCATGTAGCAATTTCACCCATCAAGGTATCCATATCTGCAATCAGTGCTGCATCTGTGCTCTTAACATAGATCTTGTAGCAATACTGATCGTTATCAAATGTGGAAGTTGGGTTGTTGAATCTAGGCACACTGTGCTGGATAACATACACCTTGTAGAGTGCAGTTCTATCAACACTTCCTACGATATCATCAGATCCCTCAATCTCACGGATGCGAGCAGAATCAGGATTACCCTGGTTGTATGGAGACTGCATGTAGTTCTCAGTCATCAAGATATCTCTCAGAACTGTCTCACCAACTGTAGAAGCCATAACTCCAGGAGTGTTAACAGTAACACCACAGTCGTTACAAGGATCACCAGTCTCATCTAAGATAGCAAGGTTCAACTGAACAGGCTCCTTACCGTAGAAGTCGCGAGTGTCAAATGAACAAGCACCAAACTTAGTCTCTGCATAAGCACCTTCAATATGGAAAGAAGCAGAAACACCATCAGCAACAGGATCAGTAGATGCAGTATAAGTTGCATCAATAATTTGAGCCATTGAGAATGAAGCAGCATCTGCATCTTGAACAACAGTTACAGTAAAGCCAGTGGCTGCAGCATTAGCAACAACAACATTTGTAGTATCCTTAGATCCTGCAGTATAACCAGAACCAGCAGCTAAAACTGTAAATGCTGTAACAGCACCAGCAGTTGCGGTTACCTGTAAAACTGCAAGGCTAGAACCAGTATCAACAGATACAATATCACCAGTAGTATAGTCAGAACCGCCAGCATTAACTGTAGATGTAGAATCTACACCATTTAAACCACCGCCAGTCTTAGTTACAACAATACCAGCAACAACTGCACTAGCACCTGTTCCCCATTGACGCTCTCTTACGAAAGGACTAACAATTGGATCAGCTACCAGACGAGTACCAGCTTGAGCAAGAGCAAGAGCAGGATCAACATAAGTTTGTCCAGGCTCGCTGCAGCAAGCACCATCAGAATCAGCAACAGCATAAGCGTTGTGGTTCAAGAAACGCAGAGCAGGAGAACCCTTAACATCTAATCTCAGATACAAAGGATCATCACAAGGAGCGCAAGTAGAAGCAACTGAGATAACACTTGTAGACTGAGAAGCCTCAACAACGTCAGTAGAATATAATCTGCTAACATATCTTGGGTTGATACCCTTAGACTTTACAGACTCGGTATATCCACCATGTCCAGGATTGTTTCCAATGCTGTCTTGAGTGTGATATGAACCTTGAACAATGTACCCAAGATTACCTGCTGCAGGAAGGGGCGCATTGGTAGGAGAAACAGATTCCCAAGTAGAACCATCTACAAATACAATCTGTCCAGCTGTAAGAGCTGATGTTTTAGTTGCATCTGCAGGCATTGCTCCAGCTGGGTTAAAGCATTTTACAAATGCATGATTAAAATAAGCCATTTTCTTAAATTTAGAAAGTTACAAAAAAATAAATGTGTACCTACTCAGGTAGATACATTAATAATATACAAAAAAAGTTTTAGTATACAAAGGTTTAATTATTTCTTTCCGCCAGCTGCTGTTCTCTCTGCATCTGAGCAAAGTTGGCAATATCACCAGCAATAATGGCAGCAGTCTCATCAATAAATAATTCCACAAGATCATCTTTAAACTCTGGTTCTACATCTACAGAAGATACAGTTCCAGTATATGGATTTAGAACACCAGCAATTTCAATATACTTAGGTACTCTATAGAATGTGAGGACAGGGTTAACTATCTCAAAATCAGCGTTCTTGTAGATCCTGACCTGCCCATCAATCAAAGTGCAAAATGTTTCACCCCAATCAAAATCTGGTCTCTTAAGTGGATCTCTCAGAATTAAATCTCTGTTAGCCTCTTCAGCTAAGTAAACTGTCATAGATCGAGGATCTGTGCAACACTCGCTTGTAGCATCTGCACTTACTCTCTTATACTCTAGGTAAAGATCAATCTCAGGAAAATTATCAGACTCAAAGTATTCATCTGTACTATTAGCTCCCTTAGTAAGAGGGCGTTCCATCAACAGAATCTGCAGATCGTCCACCCTCTTCTTAGAGACTTCATCACCTTCTTTGTAAAGGTTATTGCCATGTAGGTTTCTTCTACACCATTCCAATTGTGCTTTATTAAAAGCTTCAATAATCTGCCAGTCTTCTATATTGTCATAGTCCTGGCTATCTAGCTTATTGAGACGCTGTTTAAGCTTTAATTGTAATGTTGCAATATCCATGAGTTAGAGTTTAAGAATTCCAGTAAGGTTCTACCTTAGCTAATAAACTTGAAAGAACTTCTTCTTGATCTGGTTTCTTCAAAAAATCTACAACTTCCTCTTGCCTCTTACCAAGCTTTACTCCACTATCTAGAGTCTCAATCCACCCTCCGGCTTTCTTGGTAATAAACCTGTAATACATGCAGTCTTTCACTAGAGCTGTAATCTTAAGATCCTGCATTGAGTACTTAGAAACTTTAATAAAAATTTCCGCAGCTCTCTTCTTACTACTCTCAATACCCTCACCATTGATATAAGCATCCATGTTTTCATAGATGATATCTACAGGAGTATTCTTGGTATACTGCACACTATCGATATCCACAGCCTTTGCCACATACATAAGCTTGGTATTGTTCTTTCCATACATGCCTTCCAGTGCAACAAGTGCTTTGTTTCTAAGCTTGCTGTACTCTGTTCTTGTGGTTACAGTCTCCTCAATTGTATCTAAGTAAAACTTTGGTGTAGGATTCATCATCTTGGCATCCTTCAAAGATTTAGCTACAATAGAAAAACCACCAGCCTTAATAGCATGAATCTTAATAAGATCATAAGGATCTGAATCTGGATCTAAGAATACAGGATCATTTCCGCATCTAAGACTAATCTTAGACCAGAACTTATCATTATCTGGCTTAAGCAGATTAAGTTTATTCCAGAACTCTTTGTCTTCAGGGTCAACAACATTTGCTGCTAAATCCTTTTCTAATTGAGAAACTGTTTCTCTAATCTCTTTTACCTTGAGTTCTCTTTCACCGGGAGCTAAGTTTTTAACCTCTGGGGCAAACTCATTCAAGCCTGTGACATATCTCTTAACACCATTAATCTCTAGACAAGCTAAAGTTTCTTCATGATACACTCCATCATGAAGTGACATTCCGTAATTCTCTAAACCCATATTGGCTTTAGCACCATTAAAGAATGGTCTAATGGCAATAGCAGCACTTTTTCGCTGTTGATACTTCTCTACAATTGTGTAATCTTCCATGTTTGTTTGGTTTTAATTAAAGTTCTGAACTCAATAATACAAATGTATATATACAGTTCTAATGTCAGCCGTAGCTGACAAAAGTTTTGAGTTACGCGGTAACTACTTTTAATGCACCAGAGGTGTGATATAAATCACCAGCTTTTAATCCGGCTGCTACAGCAGCTGCATTATTAGCATGATCTCTAGCTAAGATGTCTTTACCTACAGCGCCAGAAGCCAAAATTTTAGAAACACTTGAGTTTGTAAACTCAGTTGTCTTATTTGCCTTTTTGATTCTAAGTCCTAACATGATCAATAATTTAAAAAGAAAAGGGGAGGAGTGACCCTCCCCTTCTCAGGTTAACAAACAAACTATTAGAATGATCCGCCTGTAACAGGGTTTCTCATAACGATCTTGAGAACCTTGGTTGGATCCTTCACCCAGATAGCTGGCATGGTTTGAGTCATCATAACTCTGTAGCCATTAAAGTTACCGGTAGAAGCAAATCCTTGGCTGCGACCCATGTAGTCCATAGTACCATTCTGGTAGAACCACTTCAGTTGATTATCCCAAGAAAGCTTCAAGAGATAGATGTTATCATTTCCTTCCTCAGTTACATCAAAGATAATGAAACTGTAAGAGCTCAATGGACGTCCATCAATCAAAGGATTCTCAACGTCATTAGTGTGCAGGTTGTCAAACGCTGGGTTCAAGACAAACTTAACGTTAGCCAAGAATGGAATGGTGAAGCTTGTGTAAGCAAAACCAAAGTCAAGATCCATTCCAGAACCTGAAACAGCACCAATGTCAGAAGCATTCTGTACGAGACCAGAACCATAAACCTCATCAGCGATAGCTTTGTTGATCAACTGCATACCACCAATACCTGTTTGAACAACAAGCTTTCTCTGGGGGTCTGGACCCTTGAATTCAACTTTACCCTGGTAGAAGTTGTAAAGCTCAGACTTGAACATATCCAATGTGAACTGAGACTTGTTATAAACTCTCTTGAAAGAGTTGTCTAACTGAGACCAAAGACCAACAGACAGTCTGATATCATCTGGACCATCTTGCTTGATTCTACCGCCTTTACCCCACATCAGGTAAGTTTCGATGTCATTAGCAATCTTAGATAAGTGAGCTGCTTCGAGATTAGTGATAAACGTTCTTGTCAAAGTACCGTTTTCAAAGGCGTCTCTAGCACCTGCCTTACCCATGTTTGCAACCAACTGCTCAATGCTTGAAACAGAAGGATTGTTAGGATCCTGGTTGAAGTTTCTCCAGATCTCAGTTACAGGTACAGTACCGTCAGCATTCAAACCACCCTTGATCATAAGATCAGCACGGCTAGAAATAGAATAGTGTACATGTGCTTCAGCGCCTCCTACAAAGTTGTAGAATTCTCTGAATCCAGAACCGGTCTCAATGTCTGAGAACCTCTCACCATACTCACCACGTGCAGAACCTTTTCTGAAATACTTTGTGCCAGATACTAAGTACTTGCTAGCATCCAAAGTAGCAGAATTGTCATTGTTCACAAGCTGAACGGTATAGATAAACCCGTCACCAGCTGGAAGAATGTCATCCGCAGTGATGTAAAGTTCAAGACCATTATACTTGTCATAAGTGATGATATCACCATGACCAAATGATCTCTTAGATAATTTGATCTTGAAAGTTGTACCGTCTCCGCCGAGGTTGGTTTCACTTTCAATGTTTCCTACAGAGAAAGGAAGATCCTGTGCTACAGGAGTCTGCCACTTATACTCACCGCGAGCATTGTCTACAAGAATTGTATTCTTCCCACCAAAAGAAGCCATCTGATACAAAGGCATTTCTACCTTCTGGGTCATAGCCCAAAGATCAACTGGTCCCATATCCATAGGCTCAGCAGAACCGAGCATCTGGGTAAGGTGATAAGAATCAACATGAGAACTAGCCTTATAGCTTGTATCTCTGAGGAAGATTCCGTTGTTTAAAACTGGAGTTGCCATAGTTTAATTAAAATTTAAGTTAACTGATTGATTGATTGATTAAATAAATTCTTACGCTCTTCTAAAAATGTTGTTAGGTCTTTTGATCTTTCTCTTAGATGTTCTTGCCCCTTCTTTGTCTCTCTGCTCTACACCTAAAGAACTACCCCCGCTATTACTCTGCTCAGTCTTAAGTTTCCTTACGGTCTTTTCAACTGCAATCTGAGATCCCTTTTCCATAATCTTGCCCTTGTATCCATCTGGATCTGCCAATAACCACAGTGCTTCCGCAATTAACTCATGGTTAGGCTCAACAAATTGATACTTCTCAAGCAAGTGTCCAAGTAAGTTGGTATTCTTACCACTTACAGATGGATAGTTAGGTTGTACTAAACCATTATATAACATGGCCTGCACTTTCCTATCCATCTTAATATCGTTAATTGTACCCTCTTTAAGAGTATTGTACACATTCTCCATATACTGCTGAGATGCCTGCTCCTGTTGCTTTCTCTTAAGTTCCTGTTGCTGAAGCTTTTGTGCAACTACTTTCTCTTGCATCTTATCTAACTTAGGCTTAAACTTCATAGCCTGTTGTTCAAGCTTACCTAAGTCTTTCCAAACTTCAATCTCCTCTGCAATCTCTTCGGATGTACCGTAACCAGTTGCACTGAGATAGTCTACAATAATTCTTTCTTGATCTCTCTCATTCTTAACATCAAGAGATTTAGCTTCTTCTGTAGAAGCAAGAGTCTGGAATAGACCTTTAAGATCATTACCACCTTCAGCTACATATCTTGCAGCAATCTGCAGTTCTTCGGGGAGACTTGCAAAAAACTGCTTGGGAGTCTCTTGTCTAACTTGATTAGCCCTCTCTTCAAGATTTGCCTCAATAAGCTCTTCCCAGTCTTTGGCTGAATACTCTTCTAAAGGCTTGTCATCATCAAAAGGAACAATCTTATCATCCTTAATAAGCTTGCTAAATACATCACTAATCCCTTCAATCTTCTTTCTGCCTCTAGATTGCTTAGGTTCTTCAACCTCTGTCTCCTCATCATTATCCTCTTCAACTAAAGCATCAAGAAGTTCACCACCGTCTTTTTTCTTTTCAGCCTCAGGCTCTTTGGTTTCTTCAACCTCAGGTTCTTTGGTTTTTTCAACCTCAGGAGTTTCTTCTGTTTCTTCATTTAGGTCAGTTGTATCATCAGCAGGTTCTGCAAATGACATATCTACCTTAGGACCTCCAGCTGTAAAAATATTAGGCTTAGACCTAGAATCTTCATCAGGTACAGTCACAGCCTCTGCGGTAGCTGCACCATTAAAGATCTCGTCTAGATCTACATTTACTGTTTCTACTGTACTGTCCATTGTCTTATTTGACTCACTCATTTTTGTTGGTTTTATAGTTAATTACTTATCTATATATATAATATACAAATATATGTAGGAATAAACTTTAAATATTTTACGGCTGTTGCTAATTTCTTGCAGTATATAGCTAACGCTAAGAACAATTTTTCTTATTAGTCCTTTTGTCTCTTATCTCTGTCAGACTGGACATCATATTTATTCTTATTCTCTCTAGCTATCTGTAGATTTTTGTCAGCAATATCTCTCTGCGTTGCTAGCTTCTCACGCTCAATGTTCATCTTCTCAGAGTTTTGAGAGTTTCTGATTGCAGATTCCTGTCTCTTAAAGTCCATTTGCTCTCTATACTCAGCCCTCTGCCTCATGTTTTCCATTTGATCCTGGAAGTCAGACTGTAAATTCTGATTAATATCTTGACTAGCTCCATAACCAGCAGATCTAATTTCAGCTACTGTAATATCTTTCTGCCTTTCCTTCTCATTTTCAGAAGCTTCAAATTCTAACTTCATCTGCTCTTCTTGCTGCCTAGCTGCAATCTGCTCTTGTTGCATCTGTTGTTGCTGCTGCATTTCCTGCTGCTTCATTGCAAGCTGCTTAGTCTCTGCATCTTTAAGAATGTCAGAAACTTCTGCAATACTATCTGCCTTGATAATGTTTCCAAGATCATAAATGCTAGCACCGCTAGTATTATTGGTAATAGCCAATTGCTTAAGTTGCTCTAAGATTGCTCTATGATTAGTCTTGGTAGTGCAGAAAATATTAAAATCTCTAAGCAGTAAATCTGTGCCGTTAATAACAAAGTTTACCTTCTCTGCCTCAGAGGAGATATAAGATAATCTGAGACTAGGGTTTGAGCTATGATAGAACTGCGCAAGATCGGTGCGCATCTGGTGCACTCTTGGCATTAAGTTATCAGAGTGCTGTGTAAAATATGTTTCAGTTTGAGCATAGGATTGATTCAATGCTTGTACCACACCGGTAGCAGTTTCCTGTCCCATTGGCGCACCTAACCTCTGTGGATTAATACCAATGGCATCAAAACATTGTTGCTTAAAGTAGTTAGCCAACTGAATCCTTGACATTAATCTACCACTCTGCTCCATGTTTAGAGTCTGGTAGTGATTAAAGTTTGTAGCATTTTCTGTATTGGTAATAGATGTATCTAGAGGTAGCATCTGGAAATCCTTCATTGCCACATATGCCTTCGCATAGTTGCCCTTACCCCAGTCTTCACCCATTGAATGTCTTGGTAAAGCATTCTGATCAAACATAATAACAGTGCCAAGCTCATCTACCAAGATGTCAGCAATCTGGTTGTTTACCATATTGTATCCAACCTGATATGCTTTCATCAGATCTACTAAAGAAGTGGATCTAGTATTACGGTCAGAGAATACCCTACCCTCTACGGGTAACTTACAACCATACAGAGTCTCATTGCCTTTAAACTGGAATGGTATTCTTCCAGGCTTGCTTCTATTAATCCCTAAATAAATAGGATTAATATTATCAGCTGTCATGCTAGATCTCCAGAATGCAGGTAAGTTTGGACCAAGTTTAACACCACCCCAAACTTCATTGATCCAGAACCAATCTATATGCTCCCCTTCAAGCAGGTTCTCCTTAGTCTTATTCTTAAACAGAGTTGTATCATACACACCCTTCTCTGTAATCTTGAAGGTCTCATCAACAATCTCTTGGATGATCTGCCCGTCTGACTCAATCTTAGTAAGATGCCCCACCTTTCTTTGAGTCTTCCAATAGCATGTAGTCACACGCATAAGCTCACCTTCACCCCAAGCATTCACATCATCACCTTCGTTCAAAATGGCTGTAACAACATCTCCACCTGAAGCAGGATCATTATACCAGTTACTTACAAACTGACGATATGCAAGACCTGGCATGTTAGTATTCCAAGCATGTGATTTAGATGGATCATAATAAGAACCGTCATTCTGATAACCATTGACTTGATACAACTCTGATTTAGCTGGATAGATCCTCTGTAAGGACTCCAATTGATCTTTGGTCATCAGATATCCATACTTGTCAATAACGTCAGCAGGCGTCATTAAATCAATCTTACCAACAAAGTTTGAGTCAGAAATATATCTAACATCTGGAGACTTCTGATAGAAGGTCAGAACAGGATTCCACAACTCTACATCATAGTCATCCTCTAACATTCTAAAATGCCAGAACTCTCTATCGGTAATAAGCATATCTCTAAATGCTCTCTCCTCTAGCTCTTGCATTTTAAATCTCTCCTCATCTACGTTAGTCTGATGAGAAGCCCACTCTTCAACTAAAGATCTATAGTCCTTAGAAAAGAAATCTTCAATCTCTGGTAATGACTTAACATTTTCAGGAGACATCATTTGTTGTGCCTCTTCAGACTGTGGATTCAAACCCATCTCCAACATTCTCCCAAGAAGCTTTGCCTCTGCATCTGCAAGCAAATTCTCTTCTACTTGAGCTCTCTTTGCTTCCAGCATTTCATTATAAGACAAATCATCTACGGCCCTAAATTGGACCTTAGAGTATCTTTTAGAAAACTCACCAGATAGTACATTGATTACGTTTGGAATGATTGGATAGAACTTGAGCTCCAATGCTGATTCATCCTCCTTGGTAAGGACATCCATTAAGTCCTTATACTCATTGTCTTCTTCTACAATGTAGTCGGTCTTATCAATAATACCTTTTGCAAGTTTGTAGTTTTTAAGTAACCGGCGGGCGTTTAATCTTAAAAATTCAAGACCTTGGAGTTCCAGCCAGTCCATATTCCAAGCTCTCCAATCATCATCTTTCTTTTTAGATGGCAGGAACTGAACCGGTTGAGTAAGACTAGAGGAGGTTGAGTAAGACTCACCTTTTGCTCCACTCTTAAGCTGCATTGCATTTAATACTCTCATATGGCTGTTAGCTCAAATTTTTAAAACCGGATCTCTTTCTGGTTGACCCCATCATGCCTTTCTTACGCCCAATGTTACTAAAGGGACTATACCTTAATTTAAACAAATTCTGTGAATTATCCAAAGATGAGGTGCCGTCTGACTCCCTTCTTTTATTATATCCTCTGTTAGATTGTTGCACCTTTGCAAACGCTATTAAAGCGCCAAAAGAAACCAGTCTATCTACGTTAAGACCAGGGTAATAGGCAAGCATTTCTTTGATCAACATTGGGTCAGGTATTCTCTCAACACCTAACGTCTGAGACATCATCTCCCCATTCTCATCAAGCTCCTCATCAATCTGTTCTCTGAGGTACTCAATTGCATAAGATATTAGGTGATTCTTAAATAATGTGCCTGTATTCTTCCAGCCGTATTCTTGATAAACAGTTCTATTAGAGCCAAGGTCTTTGAGAAACAAAATCTGTTGTTTAGGAACTAAATATTTCTGTTTCTTTTTGGCTATCATATGCTGGATAAATAGAGATATATTATTTTCCACCACAGTCCAGGCATTATACCACTCAATTATTTTCTCTAGCTGCTCATGTGTTTTATTAATATCATCATATCTACCACACCAAGCTGCAACAATCTTATCTCTTTCAATAAAATGCTCTAGTCCATCTGCTGTTTCACGGGTAACCTCTACAGGATTCTTGTACACAAATATGCTACACAATGAATCTGATGTAGTTGTTTTACCTTCAGATACCGGGTCAATAGATGCATAGTATGCACCAAACTCTGGATTCTTAACAGGTCTTTCCCAGACAACTAAGACTCCTGACTTATCTGCCTGCTTCTTATCTACAGGAAACTGAGTAATGGGTAGCTTAGAAGATCTTTTTGCAGCTATACCTTTCTCATCTCTCTCCAGTTCAATGTGCTCAAAAGAATATTCTTTCTCTTCTATTCTTTTAAGCTGCTTAGATAATATACCCTGAGGAAAGATAGACTCCTTCCTATAGGCAAATCCCTCTGCAATGTTAGTAGGCTTCTGAGAAATACGTAACTGATATTGCTCTGGATTTAGTTCTGCCTTCCACTTTTCCCTTTCACGATGTATGGCTTGTAAAGCTTCTTCTATTTTAGAGTTACCATATTCATCAATATATGGTGGCATAGACCACTGCTCTGGAATAAATAAACCAGACAAACCAATAGTCCCATCTTTATCTAAAAGATTACTCTCAACTGCATAGATGTCATTGATTGTAGGATTCATGATCATCTCTTTCAGAGGCTCACACTGATCCAAGTCACCCACAGATCCTGCAGCTATAAACATACCTGTGGTCAGCATACCTGAAGACATCGCAGGTCTAAGGTATTCATAGGTGTCCATCATCTTAGGCGCAATACCAGCCTCCTCATGGAAGAAGTAAGTAGTAGGTCCACCTACACCTGTTGTTGCATTCTTCTCAAAAGATGCACCCTGTATCTTAGACTTTAAACCTTTTGTAGTCTTTCTATTACCCACTCTAACCTCAATCTGCTGCTGCCATAGCAATACCTTCTCGGGGTTACTAGGTCTATACCAAGCAGTATGCTCATTTAGAAAGTCTTTGTATTCATCTAAGAACTTCCATGAACCCTTGTCATTGATATAATCCTTCAGGCTAGCACCAATCTTACAAACCGTTCCTTCTTCAAACCAGTAGGTGTTAATGATCTTACCCATATGAAAGTAAGAGGATGCAATCTGACGTTTCTTAAATATTGCTGAGTGCTTATTATTTAGTTCTGCTAAAAGTTCATACAGAGCCATATGATACTGAGCATCTCGCACTTTGGCAAAACCATACTTCTTTTCCTCCTTATCAAAGATTGGTAAGAAGTTAAGCCACATGTAGTAGTCCCTAGTAAGATACCAAGTCTTGGTACCTGACTTATATATCACACCAGAACGACACTTATTCTTTTGATCATTCCAGTAGTGTATAAAGTCTTTAGACCTTAAAGGTTTGTCGCAGTAGAATCCCTTCTCATTAAAGATTCTGGCCTGCTCATTGAATAAAAAAGATGTTTCATCAAACTCATACAGCCCGGGTTCTTTGAATATCCCTTTTATAAAATCAGCAAAGTCCTCATCAGTTGCAAATGAGGACTCTGACCATACACCATTCTCATATGTAGGGACTAATCTACTCATTCAAATGGAGGGCCTTCAATTTCTTCTTGAAGATCAAAGTAATTGTCAATTGTTATCAACCTCTCATTTGCTGAGATAAAAAGATCTAGAGCTTTCTCTGCATCTTCAAAGAAATCATCTGCTGTATGATCTCCAATTCCAGCAGCTTTATTCTCCAAGAGATCTAAAGCCATTAAAGCTTTTTCTTTATCTGCAAGAGCCTTAGCGTATAAGGCATTCATTACACGTGATTTACCATTCATGATTTAAAGTTTAAAATTACATTTGATCATATGCTAGTCCTTGACCTCCTCTTACAGAAGTCTGTTGTTCATCCTGCAAATCCTTATATGCACCCTTAAATGATTGACGAATAGAATCAAAATCCTTGGCAACCGCCCGGATCTGCCCAATATTACCGTCTCTCCCGTCCGTTATTGGAGTATTGGCCATGTATGTAGCCATATTGTCTAAAGCTTTCTTGATGCCCAGGTATGCTCTGTGTGTAGGTGTCTGATACATTTCCTCACAGCGCTTTAAAGCTGCTCTAATCTTCTCATCCTCTACAGATTCTTCTAGCCCCACCTCTTCAATTATAATTTCTTCTTTATCCTCCTCTGGTAAATGAAAGAACGGATTATAATCTGGGTTTGGGCAGGTCATGTAAAACAAATACTTGTATATCTGCATGTATGATTCTGGATAAGCAGACATCAACACCTTTAGAAACTCCAAAGCATAGCAATGCTCCGATGGAATTATCTCATTATTCTGTATGTCAAAGAGTTTAATGATCATTTTTCTGGGCCCACCATTTAATTAAGGACTTAACTTCGCTCTTTAAGTAAGGTACATCGTACATAATTACTTCTTCTAATACAGGCTCCCCATTAATATGCTCATTGATGGGATATCCATTCTTATCTGTACCTAACTGCTTAAACTTTACATGTTGTAAGGTTAACTTTCCAGGTTTAAGTTTAGGGTTATGCTTCAATATAATATACATATAAATGGACATCTGTAAAGAATAGTGATTGAAATTGCAATCATCCAAATGATTTACAGGATTGTACATTTTTGCAGAAATCCCTTCCCAATTTTTAAAACCTTCCTTCTTGATTTCCTTATTAGTCTTGTAATCTGTAATATTTACCCTACCATTTACAACTTCTACAAGATCCGCCTGCCCGCAAAGACTTGAAGACTTCAGATAAACAAAATGTTCTGGATAAACCCCAGCGTCAATCTTTTGAACCGGTGCAATCTTTGCTCCACTGCTTTCATCAAACAATGGTCTTACAATAGGAACCTCAACACCTTCTCTCTGAATGGTTTCAAAGTTTAGTAAGTCGCTCTCTCTTTGATTATGATAGAAGTTACCAAGAGTTATAGCCCTTTTAGACTCATTATCCCAGGCAGTTAAGATTTCTTTCTCAGTCATCCCATACCACTTGGACTTTTTATTCTTTGCTGATTTTTTAGCTTGAGCCTTTGCATCAAACTTTGGCTTGAACATTCCAATAAATGAGGTAACACTAGTCCACTTAATGTCCTCTTCTATGCTTTCGTAAAGGTGCCCCTCTTCTTTAAAAATTAAACTCATGTCTATAAATTTTTAACACCTGGAAAGTTATCTGACTGTTTATCAGACAAAAGGGCTCTAACTTTTTTACCTAACTGCTGATCATTAGGTGTATCTTTTACTAACTTCAGAAGCTCCGGATAGGTGTAGTTCTCAAATCTTATGTAATCCATCTTACTCATTGTCTCTTAATTTATCATTTAACATATCTTCTTGCTCTTCAGTCATCAATGCTTGCCACTTGCCCTTAGGACACTCGGATGATAAGGATCTAGTTTTAAATGCAAGACTACACCCACAGTCTGAGCAACAAGGTTGCGTACCTGGTGCAGCACAATTCTTACCAACTGTATCTAAAAACTCACACTGCTTGCATATAGCCCACCTCAAAGCGGCTTCAGCTTCAACATGCTCCTTCTTAAAAATACTATTCTTAATTCCTTCTGCAATCTGACTAGTATTCTTAAAAGCCCCTAAGAATTTTCTAAGATCCATTTCTCTTTTCTTTAAACTTCTTCTTTTCTTCCATTGCCTGATTCAACATCCTAAGTGCTTCTTGCTGTTTCTCTAGTCTGTCGTTAACAGCATGAGTCTTTTCCATTCCCTTGTAATCTGTTTTCTTCAGATTTCCTAGTATGCTTTTATTTTTCTTGATTGCCTTTTCCAATTTATTCTTCTTCAAAGAAAATGTGCCAAGGTTCTCAACATAAACATTCACATGCGCCAGATTAGACAGAGCTTTTCTTACCTGCGCATAGTAATATGATATAAAGTCATCAACTACGTCAGGGTGCACACCTACTTGTTCTGCTATTCCATCTTTAAACTGTTTGTGTTTCTTCGGATTCACTACCTAATACTTTTATATCTAACAACACAAGCCCCTTAGTCTGCACATTTATCTCTTTTAAGATGCTCACAGTCTTCTTATTCTTACCTTTCTTAATCAATAAGCCCTTCTTGTTGACCTTATTGATAGCATTCCTTGCTGACTGCTCACTACCAAAGATACCCAGAGTAGTGATGTCCTTACAAAACTGTGTAAGCTCAATATCTGGGTTCTTTGCTAGTTCACATAGCATGTTAAGATCAGTGTGACCTATGAGGATATCTTTAAAGAAACAATAGGTGAGTATCTGATACTTGATAGTATCATCAATATTCACCTTTAACCTCTGGTCTACTTTGTTAACAATTGCCATTCTACAAACTCATTATCATATCTATAAGCCGTGGGTCTGGATAAACATCCATTTTGTCTTTCCTCACATTAGTGTGTGATAACAACCCTCTCACCTTACCATAGTAAGCATCTTCTTGAAAGTGAAAAGCTTTCTCCTTACCCTGTTTATGGATAAACTTCTGCAAGCCCTCTTTGATATCAATGTTATCACGCTGGGCTATATATTGAATGAGCTTCTCTGTTTCTTCAATCTGCTTATCAGAATATTTATGCCAGTATATTCTACGCTTAAATCCATTATCAAGCTGGATCACCTGTGATGGATGCGCCTTCTTACCAACATAACTGTTAAACTGATTATCTAGATAGCCAATAGAACAGATCTCCAGACCTACAGAGTATTTGTTCATATACCCAGATCCAGTCTTACCTAAATGATAAGCATATCCAGTTTCAGGAAAGGCTTGCACCATAACCCCGTCATACTCATCATCACCAGTTCTATAGTTTTGTCCCCCCAGGACAAACTCTGTAGCAATACGCCCCCGGCTATCCCTGTTCCATTGATCAATAGTTCTGTAAGGATTGGGACCACCGGCAGTGTGGTGTAAAAAGAAATAATCATTATCTCTCTTTGCATTGGTTTCAATATACTCACCCTTGCCAAGGAAATATTTGTTTATCCTTTGGTTCCAATCCGTTACAAAGAACTGCTGTTCAAGATCTGTGTCTTCATCTATGTCTGGAACAACGTTCTTGCTATCAGTGATCAGTGCAGTCCACGTCTCACCTGCAACAATACCATCTGTCCTTAGATTCTTAGATAGCTGAAACTTGATAACCGCTGCCTGTGTGCCGGCCCCAAAGATTCCATCAGACTTTATCTTTAGGATAGACTGTAGCTTAGCAACCTCTGGGCCTCTGCTACCTTTCTTTAGTAGCTTATTGATCACGCTTCAGAGTCCTTTGGGCTTTCGCCATTTCCTGTTCAAACTCCATACGAGCCTCGTCATTTGCTCCCTCCTCTTTTTCTTGAGCAGCATATGCCTGTGCCTGGAACATCTGAGCTTGGAGTCTTTCAGCTCTAGCCTTCTCGATCTTGGTAAGAAGCTCTTCGTATTCTAACTGTACCTTAGCGTGTTTAGCGCTTTCCTTGTACCACGCAGTGAGTTCTTCTCTACGCTTTTTCAGTTCTTCAGGAGACAGCTCCTTTTCGTTTTCAACGTCCTGTGACATTTGTTTTGGTTTTAAAGTTCACAAACAAATATACACATTTCAGGTTTACCAACGCCTCACTTCAAAGGTCTCTTTGTTATACAGTAGATACAGGTTCTCAACAACGACAACCCCAGTGGTAACGGTCTGCCACAATTATTACATGTGGGTTTGAATTCTTTCATAAACCAAAGATAGGACTTCTGGGTAAAGGATCATATTTCTTTACCAATAGTCTCAGGGTACATCTCATGTAGCACCTTACGCAGCTCGATACATTTATCATAATCCTCCCGGGGCTCCTCACTGTAATACTTAATAACCGCGATAATAACATCCTTATTAAATCCTTCATTAGGATCATGCGCCAATACGATAGGAGAGCTTTTCCCGTCTACATCCTTCAGCAAATCCTCAAAATCCAAATCCTGGGTTATAAAGAGATAAGAAGTATAAAAAGCCTCATCAATGATCTCATCCTCTATAAGAGACTTATCCCCCTCAGGCAAATTATCAAAATCATCCAACCAATCATCTCCCATACATACAATATACAAAGACTCCCGCTCAATTTAGTTTGTGCAGATAATAAAAAAAATTTTTGCCCAAAAAATTACTTGTGTGTTTGGCTTTGTGTGAGGGTCCTACTATTCTGCTCCCCGGCTATTTTCCGGGCCTTGTGGCCCCCGTAGGCAAATGTTTAACTAAACCCAAATTAACTCCATGACAAAGCCTGTCGTTTATTTCCGTAAAGTTCGCATCAATGAATCAGCTGGCACAGCCACTATCATTGTTGCCGACCAGCCCAGCAGTCTCACCAAGCAGAAGCTTGGCGGACTGGCTGTGGCCACCCAAGACAACGCTGGTGCAACCATCGGTGTCTTGTCATTACGCGACCCTGAAACGGGTAACGTAATGCGGGCTGACCACCCTGTCATTCAGCAGCTAAAAGCTAAGCTGAAGCCAGGGGACGCCATGCCCGGGTTTCGCATCACCGATAATCCTATCACAGATAGGGATACCGGTGAGGAAACCGGCCTGTTCTGGGTGGAAGCTGTAGCTTCCTAACCCAGACAGGGTCTACCGCTACCGTGTGCACCGCTCTCAAGGTGATAGTTGAGGAGCCGTGCACAGGTAGTCCGGTTTTTGTGAGCCAAACCAAGTATAGCTACTTGAGCCTAACCACATATTGCTACGTCTTTGTAAGAAAACTATGCAATTTGTGTACGTAAGTGCTTGATTGTGAGGGTGTGACCAACACTACCCACATTCACCCACTTTTCACCACTGCAAATACTAACCCAAGCGTAAACAATATATATCGCTATGCCTGAGATTACATCTTACATTGCTGATTACTTTGTCCATGAGGATGGTCTTATCTCTTATATCTCTGTTATGGAGGAAGGAGGTGAGACAATTGATTGCCGGATAGAGTTCATTGATGGTTCTGCTCTTATGTTAGATCAGATCCAGGAATGTATGAAGACCGACGTTCCTGAAGCTGAGGCTTCCAAAACTTTCAAAGCTCTGGTTCAGACTTACAAATGCTATAACCGTTTGTTTGTTGACCCCAGAGTGTGTCCTCTTTGTAATGAGATGCTGGAAGATACGTGCAGCCTGATTAGCTGCTAGTCCGTGGCCCACGTGGATGAAGGGAATGAGTGGTGATTCACTCTAACGGGGAAAAGCGTGGGAGAGAGACCCACGTGTAACTACTGACGAGTAGTTATCTATTAAGTTAGCTTTCAATCAAACTCCACCCGTGCGGGGAGTCTTATAGCCGTGGACGCACGGTTATGAGCACCTCTACCGCTATGAAAAAGATTCGTGATACCCAGAAGCAACGTGCAGAGATGCAACAGCTTCGCAGACTGACACGCACTCGTGTCAAGCCTAATAAAAAGAAGGATTGGGCACCTTCAGAGTAATAACCTAAAGCTGGCGAGCAAGATGTACGCAAAAGAAAATGACAGTAGAGTTTATTAAGACTGTTGACATGCACAACGGAGCTAACCAGGCTTTGTACAAAACTGATGACAAGGAGCATCCTTTCATTATTGTCAGTGGTATTCTCAATGAACACGCTCATGAGGTAATGGCATTTCCTGCTGATGCAGAAGGTGAGATTACAAATTGGGGTGAGATTGCTTGTGTCCGGTACACCACAAGTCATAAGGAGTTCTTTGGTGAGCTCGGTTGGAAACAAACTAAAACCGAAGACCAATGAAAAATCCTGTGATTCAAAGACTTGTGCTTGGTATACTCAGGTGGTTTGCTGTAACAACGCTACCGCTTGTAACCATTAGCATGGTATGGTGTGCCACTCTTGGTGCATTTGACTTCTTTGCCTGCATGCATTCCGGTGCTGTGATGTTCTTCACTGCAATGTTTTCTGTTGCCGGAATACTTATTGCAATTGGTGTTGATGAAGAAGGTCAATCACTTTTGAACTGACATGTGTTATCATGTCTATAGGTTGTTTAACCCGCCAGATATGGTGGGTTAGCAGCCTGAAGCATACGTTATTGTTACCCTCAGAGTTTAGATACTCATGGTGTATGCGTTAAGCCTGCTTGACAGGTTACTGAAACAATAGGTCAGCCTTCGTGACCATAGGATAATCCAGTGATGGAATAAAGTGTATCCCTTAAGAAAGGATACGCCATGCATTAGCATGCCACTGAAAGGTAGTTGCATATCTATGTCTTGGAATGGCCCTACAGGGTATAAGAGATATAGACACCATTAGGAAGTGGTGTTGAGTGAGAAATCACAATAAGAATGTAGCTAGGTAATGGTAGTACCAGTCGCCAACTGGGGATCCATTATCAATGTTTATGTTTGATGTTGCAAGAAATTGCATGTCATGATTAAACATAGTGATTAGACTTGGCAGTCGAAAGCAGGGTGGAGTTGATAGCTAAACTACTCAAAAGGTGGCATGCTATACAATCAACAACCGCTTCACTCATCGTTCCTTCTCTTATCTCCTAGCCTACAGGGCATATATGATCAAGAGCAAAAGTGTTGTTGAGTATTGAGTTTACAATGTTCTTATTGTGCTGTAATATGCACAGACTCTAAGGCCGCAAGCCACAGAGTAAACGGAACGAAGTATCATTGCATTTGGTGTGAGGCATCACATTTATCCCGGCAGGGAGGTCAGTGAGAAAAGTGAAGTTATATGACTCAATACAGGGATGGCGGACATCTAAATCCGTGAACATCTTATCTACCTTCAGTAATGGAGGTGTGTGTATGTGGGGAAACCTGCTAAAATGATATGCAACTTTATGGGTCAACACTCAGCCCTGGTGTCATGCACAAGAAAAGCCTTCACGTGGCGCATGATGTAAGTAAGCTTATGCTGAAACTAATTTTCTTATTCACCATTCAAACCTAAACCTATGCCTAGAAGAGAATTTCACCCAATCAACGGTGTATACCTTACACAAGAACTTGGATTTGAAGAAGACACTTGGGGTTATGGAGATGAACTAATTCCATGCTTTACCAAAGTCTATTTAGATACTGTAGTCTTTGTAGCATTACCTCAGCAGCATGTACGTAAAAGTGATCTATATGATGCACACCTTAGAGTGTTTGCATTCATGAGTAAAGAAGATTACGCTGCAGACAGAGCTGTTTGCTTTGAGAATCTATACAAGCTTATTGACGCAACTGCAATCTTGGATGCAGAATGCGCACCGCTTTAGGTGGTGAGGGGGTCAGCTGTAATGGCCGGCCCTTCACCATAATTTTTTCACTAACCTTAAACCCATATCTATGGATCTAAAAGATAGAACACAGTATGAAATGCCTGTTGCCAGGTGGATTTATTATGCTAAGAGATTTAGTTGGGAATATATTGATCCAGATCTTGTGATAGAAGTACTTGAAAGTTTTCTTACTACGCATGAGACAATCTGTGAGAATAACTTTCGCATGCCTATTTACAATGCTTGGAAAGCTGAGCAGCCTAAGTTCAAGCGTGAAGATTATGAGAGTGAGGGCAACTTAGAGTTGTTTGAGAAGCTCATCAAAGACCATCATGGTATTGATGTTAATATTGCTCTTCTCATAGATCATGAGAATAGGAAGCAGATCTCGCGAGAAATCATGCGTTTTAGTAGGTGTGTCAGCATATTTGAGAAGGATCACCATGTAGTTGATGCCATTAGGAGTTTTTCAGAAAAGCCTAGATATGGGTATGAAGACTAACCGCATGAAGGCTCTTGAAGAATGGGAGGAATTGAATGATGACCAGCGGTTAGCACTGCTGGTCAGATTTCCACCTCAAAGACTTCAGAGTATTATCAAGGAGAAACTATTATCACACTGGCTCACTGGTCGTGAGATAGAAGATATAGTTACACAAGCACATCAATCTTTAAAGACTAAGTTATGACAAGCTTTAACAAGTTTAAGCAAGCCACTTCAAAGGAAGACTTCAAGCCTGGAGACCTTCCTTATAAAAGACAAATGATTAACATCCTTATAGATAGGGATGTTGTTAGGCGGAGTAACCGCCGTGGTAAGTATGTCCTCAAGAAAAAGCTGCATGCTAAGGACATATACAAGTTTATTGATGCAGCAAGAGTGAGAAGTCTTAGTTATAACTTCAACTTCTTATCCAATCAAGGTTATACTATTAATCGGCAATAGTTTTTTAGGTTTCTATTGCTGTAACTGGGGAGTTCTGGAAAAATGAGCTCCCCTTTTCTTATCTTAGTCCCAAAGATATTGATATGGAGATCGTTGCAAAACTTGAAACAGAGTATCTATATACTCTTCTGGTTAAGATAAATGGTAGGTATAGAGTGGTTAGTGCAAAGAATGCAGGAGGATTCCTTGAGTTCTTTAACGCTCTAGATTGCCTTGAACATAGAACGTTAGATGCTCTTCTTACGCATAAAGAAGAGTTAATTGAGCAACAAAAGAAAGATCTTGAATGAAGTTAACTCCAAGAGAAAGATTCGGAGACATGGTTGCAGTATTCATTGGTGTTATGGCATTGATAGTACTGTACGTATTGAACAAACTTGACTAATTATGACTGAAGATATCCAAGTCACTTACGAGTATACTAGAGAAGGAAAACAATTTGTTACACCATCAATCAACTTTGCTGCCTGGAGAACAGATAGTACAGTTAAAGTTTTTGAGAATGGTGTTTATACCAAAACCCTTGAAGTACAGAAATGAAACAGCTGATCCCCAAAGTAACACCAATTACATATGTCGGCGCCTTAATAGGTGCCGCATCGTTTAGAGACGGTAAGAGTTTTAAGATAATTCTTACTATTCCATTCATCGCATTATCATTTACCTGGTTTGAGAGACGTCAAGAGAGTATTTAAGTTTAACCGTGATAGGTTATTTCGTGGTCATGAAGGTGACATTGCAGTAGAAAGTAAAGATGATAACAAGAATCTTGTAATCACTAATAGTTACTATGGTGGTTATTGTAAGCAGGTTATCAATCTTAATAATGCTACTGCAGAAATTACATACTGCACTCATCGACAACAACCTAAATGGTTTGGTCGTCTATTAGATGAACATCTTAAGATGTTTAAAGAACCTGCCCTTGGCTTTCTTGGTCCGGTTGGTATTACTGTAGGTAATGATCAGTATAGACTTGATAGTCATACTGCGTTCCTTACAACTACAGAAACTGTTGATGTTTGTAATCTTCAGGGTCATATGACTGCAATCAATAAGCTTAAGATTCTTTCTAAGAAACTTTCTTATTGTGTTAAGCAATTTAAGTCATTGAATGCTAAGCAGTTAGAGGACTTAATTATACCAAAGAACGATGGTCAAGCTGTACTATACCTTGATCCAGCCATTTTGCGTTAGGGGTCCCAAATTTGTCACCCCATAACAGTACCAGTATATTAATACTTATATACTGCTACACATTATGGCTAGGGAAATCATTTAAAACCGGTAGCGGTAGAACCCTAGAGGGAGTTTGCTTTACAGCGGCTCCCTCTTAAAATTTAAATCCATGAGTGACTCTAAGTCTACATCTATAAGCAATCCTACGCTTATTAAGCTTATTAAGCAGCATATCAAGTGCAAGACAGCTTCTAATGCTGATATCATTGCAGAAACTATCATAGATGAGTTTAGCATGGCAACAACGAATTTTATTTTAGACATGTGTGTTCGTGAAAATACATTCACACCTGTTGAAGTTGGTTCTTATTGTATGTTTCCAGCACCTAGATTTATAGAATATGATGAAGATGTGCTGGGTGATCTTGGTTTACTTCCATCAAAGCCTGGGTATATCTATGGTATAGTTACAGGTGATTCAAGCTGGAAGTCTACTAATTTTAAATATGCTGCCGAGCTAAAAGTTGAGATGTTCTTACATGATGAGGACAAAAAGATGACCCGATCAGAAAAGACTATTCCTCATCTTGAGCTTATCCCCGTTAGTGAAAACCAAATAAAATATTTCCATGGCAAAAATTAGTATTGCTTTATTTCTGGCAGATGCAAGTGACTATCGTCAATTACTACAGTTATGCAGTAAGTATGATCTTGTAAGGCCATTCGCATTTGGTTCATATATGAATAATAAGTATAAGTTTAATGATGAGGCTCTTAGTAAAGAGCAGGACTTTGAAAAAGCTTATACTATGATTCAGGAAAAGTATGTCCAAAAATAGATTTGGTATAGTCTCACATGAGATTATATCAGATCCTGACTTATCTACACAAGCTAAAGCTTTGTATGCACTATTATGCTGTTATGCAGATAAAAATAGACAGTGTTATCCTACAAAAAGTAGGTTAGCAGATGAGCTAAATGTATCTGTAAAAACAGTTAAACGTTATCTGAGTGAGTTATATAGTAAAAAATACATCAAGAGAAATGCCGTAGTAATCACAGTACAATAAAGCGTAGCTATATATATGCTAATTAATTAGCAATCACGGAGTTTAATCCTGTAATATTCTACTTACTTGGTTCCTTTTTGTCCTACTTTTATAGTATGATAATCCAGTTACCAAGTGGTAGAATCATTGAGTGTTCAGTTGAACAGTACTTATCATTATCTGATGAGGAAGTTAAAGAACTCTATGGATTAAACTCAGCATTTACAAAAGAGGTTAATAGTCCTTTCTATAATATGTTTTCAGAAGCACGAGAAGTTGCTGAACAAGATATGAATAGAACAGATGACTATGAACCAGATCTAGACGAGATAGAGTCTGTTGAGAAGCTCAATGATCCTTATTGGCACTCAGACGATATCTAAACAACAACCCTTAATTTTTATTGAGATGAGTAAAGTTCAGATTATCCCTGATGAACTTGGCAATGTTGTACGCCAATCTAAGAACAACAAAGAGTATGGCCATGTACGGCTACAACAAGATAGAGTGAGCTACTCTCCTAGTGGCTGGCTTAAAAGGTCTGTTGTAAGCACCTTGCTTCATGGTAAGATGGAAGATTTTGATGCAGTTGGTATCAAGAATCACACAGAGCTTAATGGTAAGATTATTATCAAAGAGCAGACAACACCATTCAGTGCTTCAGATCCAGATAGAGATCTAAAGTATGCCGGTGAGACAGGAATTGTATGCTGTGCTTATGGTGAACCTATTTATAGGAAAACATTCTTTGTGACTGATGTCAATGCAGAGGATGTACTTATTGCTCACACTAATGGTGACGCTATCCGCGAAGCCTTAAATCCAGTTAGTGTAGTTACCGAAGAAACAACTGAGGAAACTACAACTAAGAATCATCAGGTAGATCTTGAAGAAGTAATTGAAGAAGAGACTGCTGATGAGATTGATGACTCATTTGAGCTGTAAATCTGACGGGGGAGTGTAATGCTCCCCCTTTTCTACCACTTAACAACACTATCATGCTTACCCGCAAACAACAACAATTACTTGAGAAACAAAAGCGCATTGAAGAATTAAAGAATAGAGAAGAACGTTACACTTATTTGGGTTTGCTTTCTGATTATCAGTTACATCCACCAAGTGTAATACAATCTCTTAGTTACACAAAGCTCAATCCTCATCAACATTTTTTGTTTAAGCGTGTACTACACGGTTTAAACATGTACAAAAAAGATGAGATTGAAAGCATGCATTGGGATAAAAAACGCAGGATTAAAAAGGTCTGGCGTAAGGGGCAGGATACTATCAATGAGATGAAGCAATATGTTGCTTATGTAAGATCTCAAAAGATATTCTGTCTATTTAAGCACTCTAATATGGGTGTAAATCTTCTCAATGAACCCTTTGAATACATACCTGATTATCAGAATAAGCAGTCCTTAAAAGAACTAGGATTGACTTATGAAGATTTGATAATCAAGTTCATTGGCAATGGTCTTCTACCCAGGAATTATTTATCTTTAAAGTCCAATGGCCATAAGGAAAGTATCAAAGAAGATGGCTCAAATAAACAGAGAGTACTCAAAGCTAAGGCGTGAGTTCTTACTAGATAGATCTGTTTGTAGAGCTAATATCTATAGGTGTAGTGTACAGGCAACCGATATACATCACATGAAAGGTAGAGGTAAGTATCATTTAGATACCTCTACCTGGTTGCCAGTATGTAGATCATGTCATACCTACATAGAAGAGCATCCAGAAGAAGCTATTGAATTAGGTTTTTCACAAAAAAGAAATGATGTCTAACGCCATCATTAACGCTCAATACAAAGCTTAATGATGCACCTAAACACCAAAGAGAGATGAAAAATTCAGATTGGAGAAACCTTTAACACCGACAAAGAATAATAATTAACATCAAAGTCATACAACCCCAATAAATACAGGGCATAAGAGCGAACGTGCTTACTCAGTTTATTAGCAATGTATGCGAAACACTTTTAACACCAAAGAGAGATGAATGATGAAGAAAAAGGTAGGGCTGCGTTTGTTATCAGTATACTAATGATCATATCTTTTATCTTTGGCTTTCTGCTGGGTTCTTACTCAGCATAAGCACTCATAGCTCAATTGGATAGAGCATCAGATTACTTGTATATTATTATAAGTCTTTCTATATTTACTGTATGGAACATCATACAAAAACATTAGGAGATTTAGGTGTATTAAAAGCACAATTGGATTTATTTGAAAAAGGATTTATAGTATCAGTACCACTTACAGAGCATGCACCTTTTGATTTAGTCATTTATAAGGATGGTGTATGTAAAACCGTTCAGGTTAAATCAAGGAGTGTTACCTCAAGAGGTACTATTGAAATTCAATTCAGAAATGTTTGGAGTGACAGAAATGGTATTCATTCATCAGAAGTAGATAAAAATGCAATAGATTTATATTGTGTATATTGTCCTGAAACTGATTTATGTTATTATTTTAATCCATCAAATTTTGATAAATCTATTACGCTTAGGATAGAACCACCGAAAAATAATCAATTAACAGGAGTACATTTAGCTTCTGACTATACGGCCCTATAGTTCAACTGAATAGAACAACTCACTTCTAATGAGTAGGTTCCAGGTTTGAATCCTGGTAGGGTCACGATGTACAAGCTGAGGGTTCAAGGTTCGAGTCCTTGTGGGTGTACCAGGCCGGGTGATGAAATGGTAGACATGAGGGACTTAAAATCCCTTGAGCATTGTGCTCGTGCGGGTTCAAGTCCCGCTCCGGCTACAACTAAATCTTAATATGGAAACATTATCACGTGAAGACGTTCAGAAGCAAGCATTAGATCTGTTGAATCAGAATAAAAGATGCGGCTTAGGTATATCAATGGGTGTTGGTAAGACACGTATTGCTATACAACATATACTAAAAAACTATAATCCTCTGCAAAGTTTACTGGTGGTTGTACCTAAGTTATCTATCAAGGAATCTTGGATAGATGAGCTTAATAAGTTAGAGGTTCATGATAGGTTGATCGAACACATTGAATTTACCACATATCTGTCCCTTAATAAGAAGAACCCTCATGACTATGACACAGTATATCTTGACGAGTGTCACAGCTTATTAGAATCACACAATACTTTTCTATCTGTATTCAACGGACCTATTATTGGTCTAACTGGTACACCTCCTCGCAGAAGAAGTTCTGAAAAGTATCGTATGGTAAACAAATATTGTCCCATCAAGTTTGAGTTCTCGGTAGATGAAGCTACAGATAGTAAAATCTTAAATGATTATCTAATCGTAGTGCACAATCTTCGTCTGTCAAAACTCAAAACATTCAAGAAGAAGAATAAACAAGGTGGTTTCTGGTTTACGTCAGAACAAAAAGACTATGAGTATTGCACAGAGCGTGTTATTACAGCTAATACACCTAAGCAAACTCAGTTTGCATCTATCATGCGTATGAGAAGCATTATGTCATACCCTACTAAGGAAGAATATGTCAAGTCATTCCTAAAGAGTGTAGACCATAAGTGTATTGTCTTTGCTAATACACAGGATCAAGCTGATAGAATGTGTAGTCATAGTTACCACTCTGGTAATCCTAACTCTGACCATAACTTAGAACTCTTTAGTGATGGTAGAATAGATAAGCTCTCTTGCGTTCTACAGTTATCTGAGGGTGTAAGTATACCTAATCTAAAAGAAGGCATTATAATGCATGCCTATGGCAATGAGAGAAAGACATCTCAAAGGATTGGTAGACTACTTAGATTAAATCCGGATGATAGGGCAACCTGTCATATCTTGTGTTATAAAGACACAATTGATGAGCACTGGGTCAATACAGCTCTCAAGAATTTTGATAGTAACAAAATCAAGTATGTAAATATCTAAACTATGATCTTAAAAGATTATGGAATATGGCTCGCTAGTCTTAGTCAAAGAGAACTTAGAGCTGAGAAAGATAATTTGCAATCTATGGTATCTAGCAACAGTGGAATGTCTAAGGATACTAAAGATGTTTCAAAAGAAAAGCTTAAGATCCTAATGGATTTTATTAGTGCTGAAGTTTAAACCTTAATTAAAACAAGATGGATAACCTCTTACTAAAAAACATAGTCAACAGACATTTTAAAGTAGATCTTGACAACAATAGTAAAGATCCTGTAATCTTTACTGCTCGTAGTGTATACTCTGGTATTGCTAAATCTTATTCTTTAAGAGTAACAGAGATAGGTAGATCTATGAATAAGAGTCACTCTTGTGTTGCACGGTATCTTAAAAATGCAGACTATCGTTTGAACAATGATCCAGAGTTTACTAAGAAATACAATGATTGTCTCAAGGAATATGAGAACGATATTCCTGCAGATTCTTCAGAGAGATCTTTAAACTCCGAGTTGGCTGAGCAAAATAATAAATTGCAGAACACCAATAGAGAGCTTAGGACTAAGGTTGCTTATCTAAATACAGTTGTAACTGATCTCGAGAAACATCTTAATTCTATGAAACTCAAAGGAGTTTATGGAGACATTGATAGGTTCCGAGATATTATTGACCTGCTTAAAGAGAGAGTAGATAAAGGCCAAGAGAAGGATGCTTATAACAGAATCTTGAGAACTCTGAATAGTAGAGGTCTTAAATTTTACAACACTCATACTGATACTTTTAAATCATGGTAGATCAAGACACTCGCACACCACTTGAGATAGTGGAAGAGAAATATCCGGTAACCCTGGAAGCCTTTAGAGATATACAAGCTGAGCAGCTCCAACTCTTTGCTAAAAAGATGTTGGACTATGGCCCCCGTAATATCACTCTTGGTAGAGATATGTCAGACGCGCATAACAAAACTATGAGCCTGCAGAATATATGGCTCCGTATGAGTGATAAGATGGAGAGGATGCTGAACTTACTATGGAAACATACAAAGCCTCAGAACGAGCCCATAACAGATAGCTGGCTTGACATCTCTAACTACTCTATCATCTCACTACTTATTCATCGTAATAAATGGGGAGAGTAATGGGAATGATGAAAAGAGTTTACATGGAAACCTTACAGCAGGAACAAGATGATCCTGCTGTAGAACAGTTCTTTCCTGTAGAAGAAATATGTCCAAATTGTTTTAATAAACAGCTTCTCCGTACTAAGGATGAAGCATACTGTGAAAGATGTGGACACTCTTTTATTTATGTAAAGGATGAGATCCGTTATAAGTAGATTATCAGCTAAACTTTCTTATATTAATATATAAGATCTTTATAATCAAATGGAGTCAGTGAAAACATTTTTAGTAGAAGCTCAGCCTATTCTTTTTACAATAGGCTTAAGCTTATTTATTGCCGCAGCAAGCCTGGTTATTACCGTGTTTGCTTTGCGCAGCATAGCCAAAGAGTCTATGAATGAAAAGTGATTTCTTTGCTAATGCTATAATCAAGCAAGGTGAAGTTCACTTCCCCATAAAAGCCCAGGAAACAAGATATAAGAACTTTCTTAGTGAGTTCCCTGATGATACTCGAGTAGAAATATTTGTAAGTTTAAACACAGGTAAGGGTAGTACTGCTCAGCTTGCTAAGATTCATGCTATGTGCAGGGAGATAGCAAATGAGATAGGTTACACCTTTGAAGAAACTAAACTACAAGTAAAAAGAAAGGCAGGGCTATGCATTACTAAGAATGGTACAGAGTACTGTAAATCCTTTAGTAAGTGTGATAGCTCAGAGCTTAGCCTTGTTATACAGGCTTGTATTGAGATTGGAGATTTTAACGGAATGCAATTAAGATAATGCGCTCCGCATAGCTTGGTCAATCTCAGCCATCTTTTTAAATGCTGACTCTTTATCTCCCTCCAGGATTAGCTTGAGTGATTCTTTAAGTTCTTCTTTAGAAACTTTCATCTCAACTTCCTTATGGAGCTTCTGATCAATAGCATTATACTTGAACATCTGATGCAAAGCGAAGATAGTATACATATGCACCTCAAGAGGAGAGAGTTCTGGTTCTTTACCACCAATGATCTCCTCAAATTTTCTAAAAGTATCTGGAATTGTCTTAGGGTCCTCAACAAGCTCAGTAATAAAATACATGAGCAGGTTTTCAAGTCCCATGATAAAGCTAGTATTGACTCTTAGATTCTCAATATCTTTTGAGAAGTCATATGTAATTGTCTTATTTTCTTCCGCCATGACTAAGTATTTACTCAAAGATACCACTTTATGATTAACATTCAAGAGAAGAAAGATCACTATGTGTCTTCATTTGGAGACACTGATTGGACTTTCATACATGAATACTTGCAGTCTTCTAAGTTTGATGATATCATTGTCAAGCTTGTAGAGCAAGTAGAGCAGGGTAATAGATTTACCCCTAAGTATAAGGATATGTTTAACTCATTCCTTGCCTGTCCTTATAAAGATGTAAATGTTATCTTTGTAGGACAGGATCCATACCCTCAGTTAGATGTAGCTGATGGTATTTCTTTCAGTTGTTCCAAGACTAACAAAGAACAACCCTCACTGAGATACATATTCAATGAGCTACAAAGACAGTATCCTAATGCTACACGAGATTGTGATTTAAGCAGATGGTCTAAGCAAGGAGTGCTGATGTTAAATACAGCTCTCACTGTCCAAGTAGGAAAGATTGGATCACACTATAGTATATGGCGGGACTTCAGTCATTATCTCTGCAAAGAGTTAAACAAACGGAGTGATTTAATTACAGTTCTTCTTGGTAAGAAAGCTGAAGAGTTTGAAATTATCTTGAAGGACACACAGATTTTAAAAGTTCCACATCCTGCAGCAGCTGCATATAAAGGTGGTGTTTGGGACTCTAAGAATTTGTTTATAAAAATAAATGAAATGTTAGAAGCACAGAATAAACCTACTATCCAATGGTAAAACATGAAAAGTCTATTGACCTTGTGGATAAGTTCACAAAAGATCTACATGATTTTGTTAAACAGATTAATGATAAGTACGGGTATTCTATAACTTTATCTCTAAAGCATAAAGACATAGGACCAAAGGTTATTAGTCTTCAAGATCTTCATAGAATTGTCATTGAGGTAGCTGTAGAGCAACATCCTTATATATTAAAGGATATGACTTTTAAGACTAGGAAAGAACCAGCTATAACATATCAGCATTACTTTACTCACATTGCATTCTATAAGCTAGGGTATAGTAAAACTGACATTGGTTTATATCTTAGCAAGAAGACACACCATACTATCATTCATTCAATCCGAAGATGTGAACAATATCTGCAGGTTGACAAGAAGTTTGTTGGTATCTATAACTTAATCCTAAGAAAAATAGAAAGCTATGTGGGAACTATTCCGGAAGATGGATCGCTTAAACCTGAGTCCAAATCAATGTCTTCTACTCTTTAGCATACATAATAAGGTAACTCCTTCTGTCTATACTGAGTTTGATTTAGATGCCTTAAGAAAACAAGGATATCTAAAAGATAATAAGATCACAGCAGAGGGCTCAAAGGTTATTAATCAGTTAGATAATTACTTTTCTATAAAGAAAAAGAAAACTACAAATGAGCTTATTGGTGTTGATGGGGTTGCAGCTATTAAGCAGTATCGTGAAATATTTCCTACAGGTAAGTTACCTAGTGGAGTACCTGCCCGTAACAATGTAAAGATCTTAACTGAAAACTTTAGATGGTTCTTCAGTGAGTATGATTATACATGGGTAGAGATCTTACAAGCTACTCGGATGTATGTAAATGAATATAGAAACAAAGAATATCTCTATATGCAGAATAGCCAATACTTCATATCCAAGCAGGATAAGCATAAGGTCAAGACCTCTAAGCTAGCTGACTACTGCGATATGATTCGGGATGGTGTAACTACAGAGGAGGAACACTTTAAAGAGAAAGTAGTATGAGTAACACTGAACAGGCTTGGAATGGGCAACATACCGCATTCCAGGATGCTCTTAAGTATATGCTTAATAGGCAAACCGGTAAAGAAAAATCAATCTATACCCCATGGCCTAAGTTCAATGATGCTACTACTGATGGTTTAGAGTGGAATACACTTACTGTTATTGGCGGACGACCAGGTGCTGGCAAGACTCTAATGAAAGATCAGATGGTACGTGAGTCTTTTATTCTTAATCCTGAAGATAACTTTAGAGTATTAGAGTTTCAGTTTGAGATGGTTGGTAGAACTTCTGCTATCAGAGAGTTTAGTTCTATCACTGGTAAAACTTATAAAGAGTTATGTTCTGCTGGTAGTACGCTAAGCAGTGATGTACTTAATAAGTGTCATCAGTATGCTAAAGATAGAGTTAAGTACCCTGTAGATGTCATATCAAAGCCTATGTCTGTTAACCAGATGCGGGATCAAATTGATATGTACATGAACTATCATAAGGGTAAAAAGACAATCATCACCTTAGACCATACTATACTTGTTAAGAGAGCACCATATCAACATAGTACATTAGATATGCTCTTTGAGCTAGGTGAGTTCTTTACTCAGTGTAAGAGAGATTATCCGTGTTTGTTTATTGCTATGTCACAGCTTAATAGGAACATAGACAATCCAGATAGAGCTGTAGACGGCAAGTATGGAAACTATATTCTTGAGTCTGACATCTTTGGTTCAGATGCTATGTTACAACATGCTGATACTCTGATTGGTATCAATAGACCGGCTAAGCAGAAGATTAGATTTTACGGCCCTGATAGATATATCATAGAAGATGACAGAACATTAGTCCTGCACTTCTTAAAAGCACGTAATGGAGATACCCGTATGAGTTTCTTCAAAGCTGCTTTTGAAAAAATGGAAATACATGAAATGGAAACACCTTTAACACAAGAAAGAAGATGAGCCCAGTAGAAAGAAAACAAAAAGTAGCAGCTCTACGAGAGGAGCATGAAGATTACTTCCAGACTATTGGTAATATCAATGCACTATTCATTCCTAAAATGGCTTACAGGCCAGCAGGTATGGATGACTTACATATTAGTTTCTTTCCTAGTGAATTACAGAAAGGAAGTGATATCTATACTGAATTTGTTAGTATAGATTATGATTCAGAGGATCCAAAAAGAACATTATATTTGCTTAAGCACAACCCTAATTGGAGCAAATATAAGATTGTCACATCCAGTTCCGGATTTGAAAGACATCTTGTTCCAGTAAAGGATCTAATAGCAATCAATGATGTTGTTACCAGGAATAAAGAGACTAATGCTTTTAATACACAGACAGCTTTAGATCTTCCAAGTCCTGATGAGAGATCTATTGTAGATGTCTTGATTGGTATTGAGAAAGCACTGTTGAGTATAAACGAAAAACTAAATAAGTAATGGCGCAAAGCACATTAATTATAGCCGAATCAGGCTCTGGTAAATCAACTTCTATTAGGAATCTTGATCCTAAGGAGACTTTTATTATCAACATTGCTAACAAACCGTTACCCTTTAAGGGATGGAAGAGTAAGTACACTCAGATATCCAAAGAGAATCCCAAGGGTAACATGACTTCAGCTTCTAGTTCCGCAGGAATTATTAAAGCAATGAATCATGTCAATGATAACATGCCGCACATCAAGAACTTAGTTATTGATGACTGGCAGTATATGAGTTCATTTGAATACTTTGATAGGGCAAATGAAAAAGGCTATGATAAATTCACTCAGATAGCTTCTAACCTAGCTCAGGTTGCTAAAATGCCAAAAGATCTGAGAGATGATTTGTATGTGTTTTTCTTAACTCATTCAGAAGATTCAACTGATGTCAATGGCCATCGTAAGGTAAAAGCAAAGACAATCGGTAAGATGATTGACAATGCTTTGACTTTAGAAGGTCTGTTTTCTATAGTCTTGTTTGGTAAAGTTATCAAGCAAGAGGATGGTACTCTAGAATATGTCTTTGAGACAGTAAACAATGGAGAGAATACCTGTAAATCACCAATGGGAATGTTTGAAGAAGACAAGATCCCAAATGATCTTCAGTATGTAAGAGATTGCATAACGAAGTTTGATGAATAATTCAATTAATTAATTATGTTTAGTACAAAAGACATGTCTGCTGGGTCAGGCAAAGTAAAACCTGTAATCTCTACAGGTAACCAGGTTATCAGAATCAACTCTATAACCTTTGATCAAACTCCTTATGATAAGGATGCCTACAACATCACATTGCATGTTGAGAGTGAGCCTGTAAAGGGTGAGTTCCAAGGATTTCTTAAGGATGTGAATGACCCTAATGGCCCACGTTATGAAGGTCAAGTTGGTAGAGTAAGATTCTCTCCTTATCCCTACAAAGATGCAACTCTGCCATCAGGTAGAGAGGTTAAACGGGATACTGAGGTTCTTAGAGCTATGGTATATCTAGGTGAAGTTCTTGGAAAGAGAGATGAACTGGATATGGTTGAAGCAGATACCATTGAAGAGTTCATGAATTCTTGTAACTCTTTGTTTAGCAACAGTGAGTTTATCAATGCATGTATTGGTGCTCGTGAATGGGAAAACAAAGAAGGTTACATCAACAATGATTTCTTCTTACCTAGAATGTCTAAAGATGGTATTCCATTGGAAGCTCTCAATGTAGAGAACTCTAGACTTCTCAAGTTTGATAAAGCTAACCATGTTAGAGAAGCTCAAAAGAAGCAGTCTCCTGCTGCAAGTAACTTTGAGCCAGCTACATCTAACACTGGTGATGACTTTGATCTCTAATATAATGGGGGCTTCGGCCCCCTTTTTATTATGCTCAATACAAAGAATCTTATTATAACCATAGAGAATGTTCCGAGCTATTGGGTATTCCAGTATTATCTAAACCTAGATGAGGAATTAACTGGCCAGGATGTAAAGATTAAATCAATCTTCAATCCGTCAGAAAGAACACCAAGTATGTGTTTGTATGTAGACAATGCTCTTAATCCAGATGGATCCAAGAGTAATCAGTATGTCTACAAAGATTTCTCTACAGGTAAGTTCGGCAACAAGATAAACTTAGTAATGCATCTATTGAATATCAGCTTCCCAAATGCAGTTGATAAGATTATAGATGATTACAATAAAAGTGATGCAAAAGGGTCCAATAATAAAACATTTAAAGTTCAGAATAGATGGAAGGTTGATTTTGTAAAGGAGAGATCCTGGAATCAGCAAGACGCTAGGTTCTGGCTACAGTTTAATATTGGTGCTACATTACTTGATAAGTATAATGTTAGACCTCTCGAGTATTATAATCTAGTACTTGAGAATGATAGTAGTGTTGAGACTCAGAAGATTACTAATAACAACATCTACGGTTACTTCACTAAAGATGGTGATGTATTCAAGATCTATAGACCCTTTAGTAGAAAACATAAGTTCTTTAAAGTAAGGTCTTATCTCCAAGGTTTAGATCAGCTTGAGTATAAAAATCCTTATCTAGTAATATGTTCATCTTTAAAAGATGCAATGTGTTTAAAGAGTATGGGTTATAATGTAGATGTTATTAGTCCAGATAGTGAGAACACTGTAATCAAGCCTTACATTATTGAGAATTTAAAACTGAAGTATCAAAAGGTTATCACTCTATTTGATAATGATACAGCAGGTGCTACAGCAATAGAAAAGTATCACCAGCTTTATGGTATCAATGGCTTTGCTCTACCCTTATCTAAAGATATTTCAGATGCTATGAAAGAACATGGTTTTGATAAAGTTCATAGTGAACTAAAGCCTTTGTTAAAGAAAGCGATATATGGAAAATAAGAAATGGTTCATTCCCTTTAACGTACCAAGTAGTAAGAATGGTAGAAGATGGACAGGTAAGTATTTTATTTCTAGTAAGACAGTAATGAATTACAGAAAGAATACAAAACCTTTCTTTGAACAACATGCTTCTGCATTCCGAGAAGAGTATGATAAGTATGAAAAACCAGTTAAGATAGGCTTCACCTTTATAAGAGGCAGTAGGCACAAGTTTGATTATATCAACCCTGCACAAACCGTACAAGATGATATGGTAAAGCATGGATGGATAGAAGATGACAATGCAGACTGCATTATACCAGTATTTGAAAGGTATACTTATAATAAAGAAGAGCCTGGAGTATTCATAGAAATTCTAGAGAATGACAACAACCGAGTTTGATAATCTTATCAATATGCTAAAATCATCTGATGATGATTCTAGTATTGCAAAAGAGAATATCAAGAATCTTAATTTAGATCTCATAACTAATCTTTTAATTGCTAAAAGTTTAGCTCTAACTACCCGGTATGAGTTTTTTAATTATCTAGAGGAAGAGATGGAGATGAATATACGTCATAAGAGTCTACATTTCCGGGATCTACACACCATGATTAAAAAGAACAATACTAAAGAAGAGCATAAAATTTTATTTAAACATATTGTAGAGCGCCAAGTACTTAGATACTATGCAGATCTCTACAATTTCTGTGATAAAATTGATATTAGCATAAAATGGTGAACATAGCTGAACAGCTTGCAAGGACAAGCAAAAGTTTAATTTTTACTGAGCCCTTTTATGGGCTCTTTTTAGTTGGTCTCCAAAAAACTTTTAGTGATAAGATACCTACAGCAGGTGTATCTAAAAGTGGTATTGGTGTCAAGCTAACTATCAACAGTGAATTCTTTGGCAATCTATCCGAAAATCATAGAAGAGGTTTGCTAAAACATGAGCTGTTGCATATATCTTTTGGTCACTTAATCACGCGTGATAAGTATCCAGATAAGAAGCTATTCAATATTGCTGCAGACCTAGAAATCAATCAATACATTGATGCTGGTGATCTGCCTGAAGGTGGTATAACAATGAATAGTTTTCCAGAGCTTAAGCTTGATGCTAGAGCTGGTACAGATTACTATTATGAACAGCTTCAACAAGCTCAGAAAGATGGTAAGTCTCCAAGTTTAGATAATCTTCTAAATCAGATGGATGGTAGTAGTCAATATGACCATAGCACATGGGATGATTTTGATAATTTACCAGAAGCTGATAAGAAGCTTATAGAAAAGCAAGTAGAGCATCAGTTAAAAGAAATAGCTGAGCAAACAGAAAAGCGTTCAGGTAATATACCTGGAGAGCTTTCTGGCTTGATTGAAAGACTCCGCCATGTTGAACCACCTAAGTTTGACTGGCGAGGATATCTCAAGAGATTTGTTGGTAATTCTACAGTGAGCTACACAAAAAAGCTCAGAAGAAAATACAACAAGCGTTACACTGAGAATCCAGGTCTGAAGATTAAGTTCAAGAATCACATACTTGTTGGTGTAGACACATCAGGATCTGTTAATAATGATGAGCTTAAAGAGTTCATGAGTGAGCTTACTCATATGAATAAGACAGGTCATAAGATTACAGTTGCACAATGTGATACTCAGATTAACTCTATAGAAGAATTCAATCCTAAAAAGGATTGGGAGATAAAAGGTAGGGGTGGTACTTTCTTCCAACCCGTAATAGATCACTTTAATGATCATGGCAGATACACTGCGCTTATATATCTAACAGATGGTGAAGCATCATCACCAGAGAACTGTCCTAAGAATACCCTATGGGTTCTTAGTAGTATCTCTGAAATGAATGATGAACTACCAGGAAGAGTAATTAAACTTAATTAAAAAAGAATGGCACAAGTTAACTTGAACATTGATGAGGTAAAGGGTTTTGTAAACCATGTCATTAACAACAACCGCTATCTACAAGAGCAGGGTAAGCTCCCTGTATCTATAGAGATTGTAGGTGAATCCGGTATCGGTAAAACTTCAACTGTTGTAGAGCTTGCAAAGGAGAACAATCTCAACTTTGTAAAGCTGAATCTTGCACAGATCGAAGAACTAGGTGACCTCGTTGGGTTTCCTGTACGTCAGTTTCAGATGTACAAGGAGGTCAAGGTAGCACCTAAGACTAAAGACATCAACTTTACTTCTGCTGATGCTGAAGCAATGGTTTCTTCTAAGATGGCTACTACCAAGAAGGTAGGCCAGTGGGTTGATGAGCTTGCTGTTGCCGAATATCTGAAGAACGGATACAAGATGACAGGCAAGAACAGGATGTCCTACTGTGCGCCAGAATGGATTGCAGATAAGAAGGATGGTGGTATCCTACTTCTTGATGACTGGAATCGTGCGGATGTAAGATTCATCCAGGCTGTTATGGAATTGATTGACCGGCAGACATACATCTCATGGTCATTGCCAAAGGACTGGCACATCATTCTAACCAGTAATCCAGACAACGGAGACTACATGGTTAACAGCATTGACAGTGCACAGAAGACGCGTTACATCACAGCTAATCTAAAGTTTGATGTCAACGTGTGGGCTCGTTGGGCAGAAGAAGCTGGCATTGATACTCGTTGTATCAACTTCCTGCTCCTGCACCCAGAGCTTGTAACACAAGAGACAAATGCAAGATCTATCACTACATTCTTCAATGCTATCTCCAGCTTTGATTCATTTGAGGATAACCTCACTATGATTCAAATGATTGGTGAAGGCTCTGTTGGTGATGCATTTGCTTCTATGTTCACAACCTTTATTAATAATAAGCTTGACAAGCTTGTCACTCCCACGGATCTGATGACTCATGATAATGAATCATATATCCTTGGTGAGCTTAGAGGTTGTATTGGTAAGGATGATACCTATCGTGCAGACATTGCATCTACACTAGCAACACGCCTGGCCAACTTTGCTGTTGTCTATTCTAAGGACAACACTATTACACCGAAGATTACAAATCGTTTGATTTCACTGTGTACAAAAGATTACTTCACAAATGACTTGAAGTATCTGATTGTACGCACAATCTTCAATGGTAACAAGCAGAAGTTTAACAAGATGATGATGAATCCAGACATTATCAAAATGACCATGAAGTAAAATGGCAAGTAAATCTGTTTATCAGGACTTTGATCCTGCAGGATTGAAGCACTTTGGATTGTCAACTGCCCCTGTATATGGGGTAGTTGATAACCAAAGAACTCAAGTACATGAGGTGATTGTATCCAATGATGAGGATACTTATAATAAAATAATAAAAACTCTTAGTAAGCCTAATAACACGGTATCTAATATTAAGAGTCTACCTAAGAAGCAGAAAGCTTTTATGCTTCCTTTGTCTCCGGTATCATTGAGTCGTGCTAAAGCAGCATGTAAAGCTGCAAATATGACTCTCACTAATGATTATGAAGAAGCTGATGTCATCATTACTCATGATAAGTTTTATGATAAAAATCTGCACGGTTCAAAAATAGCTAATACACTTCTGATGTCTAAGCTATGGAACTATGAGACCATAACTAGCTCAACTGATCGGGTACCTATAGTTGAATCGTACTATGCAGATACAGGAAAATCGGTGATATGTGATATGCATGACATACAGGCGTGGAGAGTAAATCAAGGACCTTCTATATATGAAGGTTACTTGCTTACTGGCATGGCTGTAAACATAGCCTTTCGTATTGCTACAATGAATGTAAGTTGTATCAAGGGTGATGACTTAGTTCGTGAGGCTATATTGACTCAACCTATTACGGAAGAACTTATCCAAGATCTAACAAATCAGATTACAAGCGGTGATCTGGATACTGTTAACCTTGCTGGTATGATCTTACCTACTGTTGACTATACTTCAAATCTCCATCTACTATGGAAGTTTGCTCAAGATGTTGGAGATAAGACGTATTTGTACAATAGAAGTAAGGATGTTAAAGCTTGGATCAACGCTTCAAAGTTTAATACATTCCGTCATTACTCAGCTGAGAGAATGATTCAGTATCTAGAAGAAGAAGGTAAGTTAGACAGTACATCCTTCAGATATCTGGAGCCTATAGTAAGAAAAGATATAAAGATCTACAACCGAGACCTTTATATATTCAAAGTAGAAGTTAAACCAAGATATAAACAGTATCTCAAATGAATAAAGATATATATGAACTGAGGACTACATTTAAATATGGTCCTAAGTCAATAATTGAAGATTACACTCTTCGGAGAATAGGTAGAGTGCTTGATATAAATGGAAGAGGCTTTGATGATTTCTTTAATAGTCTGATTATTACAAAGCCAACAATAACTCAGCTTAAGGATAAAAAGATATACCGATATCCTAAAATAAATCTACCTAGAAATAAAGTAGATATCTTAAAGACAGCTACAAATCTTGAGGTTACAAGAGATTCTGCTAAGGCTGACTTTCATGTTATATCAACAAAGATTCTTCAGAGTTATATTGAGGATAGTTGGATGCCTATGCAGGTGTCAGTTAAATCTTTTCTAGAGCAGTTAAAATGCAAGTCTTTATCAGATAAAGATTTATCAGTTATGACTGTTGATATATATAATAAGATAATTAGTGATCTTAGTGCTTTAGATCCAAGCAGCATCTTGAGAATTAAGATGCCTATGGGTTGGCATTTTAGACGTAATCACCAAGATGCGGCAGACTTTTGTGATTGGCTTGATACCGTTACAAGTGGTAACTTTATAAATTACATCAAAGAAGAAAATGAAAATAGATTTGATTCTATAGTCACAAGTAAGATTAATATCCAAGACACACATCTTGTTAGGCTGTCCAATGAAAAGTTAACCATTATTGATGAAACTCAATTTGATAGCTTAGAGAGCATGATCAAAAGTCATGATTCAGATAATGTAACTATGGCTCTTGAGATCATGGCAAATTGTAATGCAGAAGAGTCTCTAGACTATGTCGGTTATCTTTTCTACTTCTATTATAATCATTTAAAAGATGCAAGTAACTGGAATAGTTCTAATGTTAAAGCATTCAGAAAAAATCTAGACTCTTTTAAACCTTTCTATAACAGAGGATCTCAGGCTCGTTACTTTGATCAGTATCTTAAGGTATTGACTAGGTATAATTATCTTACAGAGTGGGCTTTTAAAAAGTCAGCTAAGTCATTGCTTGAAGATAACTTAAAAAGTTTTGGCATCAATGAAGGTTTCTTCACTATTGATCTTGAAGATATTAAGATCAGCAGTAAGTATAAGGATAAACTTATAAAGCGGGAATCAGGTGAGGATATCATAAAAGAGTTAACTTCGGATCCTCTAGATAATTTACCTTTTTAGTATGGCTTTTATTATTCTTAAGTCTAATCCAATGGTAGAACATACAGTCATTGTTAATGACTCAGAAGGAATACCAATGGAATGGGATTCACGACAAGAGGCTGAAGCTGTAGCTAATTTATTTCAGGCAAACTCTAATCATAACTGTACCTATAAAGTAGTAGGTATAGCAGAGCCCTTGAATGATTAAGCTCCAGAAGACAAAGACTCTTGTAACTAAGGACAATAATAATAGTGCTAACTGCATTGCTCCCAATCTCATCTACGGATGTTTTGGGGGTTGCGTTAGCACTTATTGTTATATGTCTAGATATAATGAGGATCGTGTGTATGTCAATACCAACGTTGATGACATATTCAACTCTGTTGTAGAATGGGAAAAAAAGTATACTAAAGTACCTGATCAACAAGACCCACGATGGACTATGGTAGACATAGCTTGTAACACTGACCTAGTGTTGATGCAGAAGCATCTACCAGAGCATCTAATGGATTATCTCAAGCGTTATGATGATCATCCTAGATTGAACTCAACAATGGCTACAAAGTATCCTGGTCTACTTAAGATTCAAGTAAATCATTTTAACAAGAAGCCTCGAGTAAGAGTTAGTTTGATGCCGCAGGTATACTCTGATATACTAGAACCTAAGATGCAGAAGATTGATTCTCGTATTAAAGACATCAATCGGCTCAAGCAGTTAGGTTGGGAAGTGCATTGTAACTACAGTCCTGTTGTTTTCTACCCAGGATGGGAGAAACATTATGATGATCTATTTGCACAAGTAAAAGAACACGCCGGGGTTAATAAGTGTGAAGTAATAGCACTTACTAATCATGCCAATCAGATGGCTCGTTCTTCTGCAGAAGCTCAGGAGTTAATGAAGTATAGTGATGAGATTAAGAATAAGCAGGGTATCATGAGATACCCGTTAAGTTACAAGTACAAGCTACTGGATAAGTTTAAAAAGATCTACAGTCAGTACTTTCCCTTAGACACTATACGGTATATATTCTAGTCCTGAATATACATATGATTATGAATTGCTAAGATGTTACATGCAGGTACTTCACATACAGTCTGATCAGCAACATAATCATTAGAGGCACAACCTGTTAGGAAAAATGAGATAAAAATTAACTTCTTCATAAGATATTAAATTTATTTTAGTCTAATGTAAAGTTAATGTAAAGTTTTAATAAATCCAAACATGAATAAAGAAGCAGAAGAGAAGTTCTACAGCAAGGACTTCAACTTTAGTTATTCTTCATTGAATAAACTTTTATTTTCCCCGTCTTTGTTTTACAAAGATTATATACTAGAAGATCGTGAGATCAAAACAGATAAGCACCTAGTTGAAGGTAAGCTTGTGCACTGTCTTGTATTTGAGCCAGAGAATCTTTCTAAGAAGTTTAATGTAGTACCGGAGAAAACTCCTACAGATAGTACTAGGAAGATCCTCCACAAGATGTACAAGAAAGATAGTAAGGCAGACCTAATGACTGCAGATGATCTTATTCTTGAGACACTAAGAGAAGAGAACTTACATCAGAAACTTAATGAAGATTCAGCTAGACTTAAGAAGATTCAAAGTGAAGAAGCTAATATCTATTGGAAGTTCATAGCAAACCCTAATGTAGATGTTATAGATCAAGACACGCTAGCTAAGTGTACTAGATATGCTGACATCATCAAGAGTAATGAAGCTGTATCAAAACTACTAGCTGTCACAGAAACAGACTTTGAGCTGGATCCAGTACAGACACATACGGAAAAATGGTTAAGTGCAGATCTTGAAGATCGTGATTTTGGTCTCCATGGTATTGTTGACTTCTATAAGATTGACTCTGAAACCAAGACTATTACTATCTGTGATTTAAAAACTACAGGTAAAACAATTGCTGACTTTGGTGAGACTGTTGAGTTTTATAACTATTGGTTACAAGCTGCTATCTATACATACCTGGTTATCAATAATGTAGATGTGGCTTTCAAGGACTTCCAAATTTTATTTAAGTTTGTAGTTATAGATAAGTATGAGCAAGTCTATGTCTTTGATGTCCGTGACGAAACTTTAAGTAGCTGGGGAGTAAGGTTATTTGATAATATAGCCCGAGCTAATTACCATTATACCAAGAAAGATTATAGCTTGCCTTATGACTTTTTAAGTGGTCAGGTAGTATTGTAACATGAAGTTTGTATACACACAATATTTTCAAAAGAGTAAGGTATTCTTATACCCTCTGCTTAAACTGAAGAAGGGTATACCTTTCGTCCCAGTAGAGACATACATCTGCTGGGATGGGGTGTACGGTATAGATGACTTTAAATATCTATGTGTATATCATTCTGATAGAAATGACAAGTTCTTAGAGTTTGAAAGCTCTTACTTGCTAGATCATAAAATGCTGGATAATAAATTTAGTATTGATAAAGACAGACAGTTATATGTGTTTAATCTGAAAGGATACAAGTATGACTTCCAAAGATTTCTCGAGGGTAAGTATTCTAAGTTCTCTATGGGTGCTCAGAGTCTGATCCTTAATTACTTTGGCAGTATTGGTAATATATCAGAGTATATTTTATCTGTATTTGACCCAGAAGATTATCATGATAAGTATGCAGAAGCATTAGATGTACCTATCAAATCTATTCAGGATGTGTATGAGGTATGCAGTGTACCTGATCTAGAAAAAGAAACTCTATTTGCGAAGGTTCCAGAGCAGATAGAGCTATTTAAGAATAATTCTATACATTTGAATAAATTATAAACCAATGCCCGCAACTAAAACACACGGTGGTAACATGATGTTGGTTAACTCTGCATTCAGGGGTGCCAAGTCTTTTAGTTTAATTCCTGTGAGTCTTACCTCACCATATGTAGAAGCAATGTTTGATCCATCATCCGGGATCTTAGCTATCATCACTAAAGACAAGAAGCAATCATTTCATATGATGCCACGTCTAGATGACTTTGGTAGCCCTCAGCAGATTAAGTTCCCAAGAGAGGATGGTAAGACTGTAAAGGAGCAAAGAGTGTCTGTTGAGACATTCAATGAGTTCTATCTCAGTGAGAAGTCTGATATTGAAGCTTTCATTAAACTCTTTGCAGTTAATGAGAAAGACTTTGATTATCAAGAGTTCTTGAATGTAGATCTCGAAGAGACAAAGACCTCTCCTATATTGACTGCAGAGTAATATTATATACTCTATATTTGAAGAGGGGTGTGCATATATTGCACATCCCTTTTTTTATCTTATAAAGGTTAGATATGAATCACTGGGTAATGGACTATGAGACTTTGTCGAATTGCTTTACTGCAGTGTTTGAGCACTATAAGACTAATGAAACAAAAGTCTTTGTTGTTCATGAACTGCGTAATGACTTTGACAAGTTTATAGAATTTTTACAAGAGAATACAGACAACCGTGAGTGGCATATCTCCTACAATGGTTTGGCATTCGATGCACAGATCACTCATTATATCATAGAGAAACACCAGGAATGGGATAGCTCTAATCCCACAGCCATTGCTGAATCTATCTACAGATATGCAGCTAAATGCATTAGTCGTAGTGATAGCAAACAGTTTCAAGATTACCCCGAGTGGCGGATGTGTATAGGTCAGATAGATCTATTTAAAATGCATCACTGGGATAATCCTGCTAAACGTTCAGGTCTAAAGTGGATACAGTATAGTATGGACTGGGATAATATGCTTGATATGCCCATACATCATGCTACTCCTATCAAGACTCTTGAGCAGATTGATACTATCTTGGAATACAATCTTAATGATGTACGCTCAACAAAGGCAATCTTTGAAAGATCTAAATCTCAAATAGCTCTGCGTAAAGAGTTAACTAAGAAGTACGGGATCAATCTATTTAGTGCTTCAGAACCACGGATTAGTAAAGAACTATTTGCTTACTACCTGTCTAACAATCTTAAGATACCCAAGAAGGATATCAAGAACATGAGGACTGAGAGAGATGTAATCAAGGTGGGTGATATACTGTTACCATACATTGATTTTGTATCTCCTGAGTTTAGAAATCTATTATCTCGCTTCAAGTCCCTTGAGTTAGATCCTATTAACCTGAAGGGTAGTTTTAAATACTCTGTAAATTACAGGGATGTAAAGACTCACTTTGGTCTAGGTGGTGTACATGGTGCAAATAAAAGCGGAGTATACAAGTCAGATGAAGATTACATAATTATGTCTTCAGATGTAACCAGCTTCTATCCTAATCTTGTTATTAGAAACAAGTGGGCGCCGGGACACTTTCCTAAAGATGAGTTTTGTAAGCAGTATGAATGGTTCTTTGAGGAGAGGAAGAAGATTCCTAAGAGTAATCCTATGAACTATGTGTACAAGATTATTCTAAACTCAACCTTCGGTCTCAGTAATGATGTCAATAGTTTCTTCTATGACCCGGAGCTATGTATGCGGATCACAGTAAATGGTCAGCTTACACTAATGATGCTGTATGAGATGATCATGGAAGAGATACCAGATGCTGTAGGTCTTATGCAAAATACAGATGGTATAGAAACCAGGATACCTAGAGATCAGGTTGACAATTACATGAAGATCTGTGAGAAGTGGGAAAAAATCACTAAATTAAACTTAGAGCATGATAGTTATCAAAAGCTAATAGTTGGCGATGTTAATAACTATATTGGTGTCAATGATTTTAAGATAACTGACTTAAGCAATTGGAGAAAGATTCGTCAAAAGAATCCACACTATCTGTTCAAAGTTGAGAATGATAAATTTTCCTACGCTCCTACAAAAATGAAAGGACGTTTTGATTTTCATGAGCTAGCATTACACAAGAATAAGTCTAAGCTAGTTGTACCTAAAGCTATCTTCTACTACTTCGTACATGATAAGCTTCCTGAGGATTATCTGAATGAGAACAGAAATATCCTTGACTATTGTATTGGAAGTAAATCAAAAGGAGACTGGAAGCAATATGCTAGAGGTATCAAGGATGGAGAATATGTATCAGAACAACTACAAAAAATCAACAGATATTACATTAGTAACAGCGGTGTTAAGATTATCAAAGTAAATTCTTCAGATGACCGTGAGATTCAGCTAGAGTCTGGAAGATGGTTACAACGAGTCTTTAATTCACTTGAGATCAAACCTAAATGGGAGGATTACAAGATTGATAAGACTTACTATTTAAGAGCCATTGAATCTGAGATTGATAATATTCTTGATGCCGGTAGAAATCAATTAAAACTATTCTAGATGGCAAAGCAGAATATTGAGAAGACTCCCCCAAAAGGAAGCATTAGATTCTCAATTGGTTTATCTGATGAACAAAAGAAAGCTAAGACTGAGGTTTTAAAACATCCTTTTAGTTTCTTAATGGGCAATGCAGGTAGTGGTAAAACACTACTTGCTGTCCAGATTGCACTGGATCTATTCTTCAAACGTCAGTACAATAAGATAGTTATCACTAGACCCTCAGTTGGAACAGAAGATAATGGCTTCTTACCTGGTACAGAGAAAGAGAAGATGGAACCATGGCTTGTACCTATCAAGTCTAATATGCGTAAAGTATATAACAAGCCTGACATCTTAGAGAAGTTAGAGTCAGAAGAAAAGATTGAGCTTGTCTCTCTTACACATTTCAGAGGACGCACGTTTGATAACTCTGTGTGTATTGTAGATGAGTTTCAAAATCTAACAAGATCTCAGCTAGCAATGGCTTTAGGACGTCTTGGTAAAGACTCTATCATGATCTTCTGTGGAGACAATCAACAAATAGATTTACCGGATAAAAACTATTCTGCAATTCATGAGGTAGCTAAGATTGTTACTTCCAGCTATGTATTTAAAACTGTCCTCAAAGACAATCACAGACACGAAGCTATCTTTGATGTCTTAGAATTACTCAATAATAATTAAATCTCAAATCATGAATACAATCAAACAACTCTTCAGATCAGCCATGAGATGGCTAAACACAAAAGAATTTACAGCTATTAGTGCTGCGGCTGTATGTCTACTGTGTTGGTTTATGGGAATGAAAGTAGCAGCAGGTATCGCACTTGGCGTATTCTGCACCCGGAATTGGGACATTCTCAAAGACCTTTTTAATTCTATTAAGGCTTAAAGTCTTATCTTTACACTAAATAAGTTTATTGATTAACTATGGGTTATAAAAGACCAACAGAAACAACCAGATCTTATCTGGAGAATGCACCTTTGCCCAACCATGGCAAAAGTTATACAGTCATATCTCACAAGCAGGTGATTGACAACACACATAATCTCTTGAAAGCCAGCGGCTTTGAAATTGAAAGAGAGATTTATAGAGCTAATGGTAATGCCAATGTTGCTCAGGGCATCTACCATATCAAACCTACACGTACTACAGATGATAGGATTATAAATGAGCATGAGTTAGGGATGATGTTTGCATGGACTAACTCATATGATAAGTCTGTTAGATTCCAATGCTCTATTGGCGGTTACGTTATGGTATGCTACAATGGAATGGTCTGTGGAGATATGATGACGTTTGCTAGAAAGCATACCGGTAGCGCAGACTATGAGATTCGTATGCAGATCTCCAACCAAATCAAGAATGCTGAAGTTTATTTCAAAGAAATTCTTGATGCTCGAGATGCTCTTAGATCTACCCAACTATCTAAGAAAGATCAAGCAGAGATGCTTGGCAGACTATACTTTAATGAGGAGATCTTGGAGACTAGCCAGCTTAGCTGTATCAAAGCAGAGCTTGAAGAACCTTCTTATGATTATCAGTGTGATCAAGATAATGCTTGGGCCTTCTATAATCACGTAACACATGGTTTAAAGAAAGCTCATCCAAGAAACTGGCTCAGTGATACTCAGAAGTTTCATAAGTTTATTACTGCTGATTTACTGGGTAATATGGGTATTACACCTACAGATAGTGTAGACCTTAGCGGTCTTGAAACTATACAAGATTCAACAGTTATTGATAGTCAAGAGATTGTTTTAGAAGAATCCCCTGAGGTAGATCGTATGCTTAACTATAACGTAGTAAGCCAAGATCTAAGACTATCATGAATACGGATCCCAATCTAGTAAGGACAACAGTTGTTGTACTAATAATAGCTGTTTGCATACTCTACTTTCTATTAACCAAAGTAGATGACATCTAAAAAAGTATCACATTAGGGTTTAGTTACAAGGAAACCAACAAGCACCTGGGTTTTGATACTTTCCCGGGTGCTTTCCTTATGAGTAATAAGTCTCAAAAAGCTCTTGCAATGTTGTGAGTTCCTCATTTGTCATGGCCTCAGCAATGACAAACCCACCCATAGCAAAGTCATCAGCAATATCTTCATTGCTTTGAAATATCAATAGATCTGTCAAGTTTATAGCCAATGGATCTATTGGTGCATCAATTGTTGTAGTTACACCATTTCTAAATAACTCGAGGTCTGTAATATTACCAGACTGTCTAGTAAGAGCCATAGACTGAGCTTTTGTTGTATCAAAGTATACAATCTCATCCTGATCATCCTTAATTCTATCATTGAATAAATTGATATCATTAGTCCTGGTATCAGCATAAAGCTTCAAATACTTTTGTTTAGTTCCTGTGATACCAAACTGCACTTGATTAGACCTTGGTTCTATTGTGCGCCAAGTAATTTCTCCTTCCGCTGGCACTGCTAATATGTCCTCTACTAAGATTTGTGTGCCGTTAGCATCCTTAGATAATACACTAGCCACTACACCAAACTTATCATTCTGAGTATTATCATTAAAGTATATAATACTACCTACGCCAAACCCGGAATTATCTATCTCACCATCTAATCCTTCTGGATCCAGGTATGTTACTATGCCTGTCTGTTCAAACTCATTTAAGTCTGCATACAGATCCACACCAGCTGCATTTTGAATTACAGCTGCTGCTCTCTCAGCAGGTAAAGATTGATAGGCAAAGATTGTAATGTTATCTGTAGATAATGAATCTGCATGTGTATTTATAGCACCAGATTTATTAGCAGAGAAGCCGTACTCCTCAGTCCATGGATTATTCTGGTTAGTTGTCTGCAGTAATGGAACTATACTAAAATTTCTGAAGTATGCTTCTTCTGGTGGATTATTTGGATCCGTAATTGGATTACCATTATTACCTATGAATCTAATTTGAAAAGCATCACCTAAAGCTCCACCTGCCGAGTCCATTACATATTCTATTTCCGTCCAAGTATCTAGAGTAATAGGGTGAAATGTAACTACCGGGTCTGCTCCATTTGTCAATAACCTTACACCATTTATACCACCACTAGCAACATCATTTGTGCTAGGAATATATATCTCCATTTGTACTTTATAGAGCTTGCCTACATCCAAATAATCTACAGTAAGTTCGGGAGCATTAGTAGATAGTTGAATCCTTTGAGCTACACCAGTATAAGGAGCAGGAGGTGCCGTGTATTTCATCAGACCTGTAAAGCTTGTACTAGGGATTGTTTCATTGTATGAAACAGTAGCACCTGTCCCTACATATTCAAAACCAAAGTCTTGCGTTGTATCAGCATTATAAACAGGAAGGCTATTATCCTGGACTACAGGAGATCCTTGTAATGTAAATATCCCATTAATAGTCTGAGTTGAATCACCAGAGTTCTTCCAGTTAATTAAATTCATTTCTTTACCTGGGGTCACAGCTGCTGAAGGCATTCCACCAAATATACCAAGCTTAATGATCTTATTCCAGATACCTGTTGCTTCAAGAGTCCGTATAAATATATCTTGCGCTATCTTCTGTTTATCAGTTAGATCACCAGTAGTACCTGTATTAGTTAAAATTGTTTGATATGTTGCGCTTAATCCATCAGCAACATCAATTAGATCTCCTGATACACCATAATTATTGTCACCAAGATTTGTAAATCTTGCAGATCCACCGGCAAGAATAAATTCATTTGTTGTTAATGGATTACCACTATCAATACCTCTAAATGTTACACCTGCTTCCGGTATTATCTGAATAGTTCTATAATTAGAATTGAATACATCAACACTAAATGAAGTAGATGTAGCTGGTAATTTTACCTCAGAAGAATACTTAAGATTAAGAATCTGTCTATTATACCCCTCCTGAACAGTGCTTTCTTTTTCTTTAGGTGCAAATACTTTTTTGTTAATTGTAACCTTTGAGTTAGGACCATAGGTTACATCTGCATAATCAATATCAATAGTACCGTTTGTTGTATCATAAACAGATTTTAGCAAAGTACTATCGGCTTCATTAAGATCTACCTGACGTAAGTCAAATGACTTTTTATTATTAGCATCAAATATTATAGAATCAGAAGGTTTTGGTAATAGCAGATCTCTTGTATCTGTATTTACAAGAGACTTCTCCATAAAGAATCCACTATCGAATTGTATCTTACTACAACCATCTATATATAATGTATTCCTAAATTCTTTAGATGGCAATCTATTAAGAGCTACTTCTGCTCTAATATGAACAAATCTAGTATAACGAGCACCAATTAGATCATAGTGTTTATATCCTAGACCTGCATGCTCCTCAAAGATGCAGTTATAAAAACCATTTCCACTTGGAGATCCTAGTCCCACTTGCTGGGTACCATAAATACCTAACAACTGATAGTCTTTCCTAATGTAATCTGGAAGACTTGGATCTCTGTGAGTTGGATGTGAGCCTAATCTAGCATATCTAAGCTCTACATATAGATCAGGATTATTATTCTCAGGTGTCCAAGTGCTCTGAGATTTTCCTGCATTATCTCCATAAATGGGATCACCCTCACCATAGTTTGTTATAATAACGTAATCACCGCTACCATCTTGAAGTGGTGTGATGTGGTCTACTCTAAACTCTGATATTCTATTTAAGGCATTCTGAACAAGATTAAGATCCATATAATAGTTAGGCTTAGCTCTTTCTAGATCAAAGGTGCCATAGAAATAAAATTGAGCACCCGTCCCTAACTCTGAAATTCCGCCAGGATCTCTATTTATATTTATTACAGTGTCTTCCCCATCATAGGTAAAGCTTGCAACCTGACCCCAAAGCCTTTCAGTATTTATACTATCCGTTACATAGATGTTGACTCCATTTACTAAACCTAGATTTGCTACCTCACCCCCAAGAGTTAATGTATTTGTACCAGTTGTAGAGAAAACAGCCTGTGTAGATAAGGAGTTGCCATTTGAGTCTGCAAAATATGATGGTCTTTTAAGTACTGGATAACGTGATTCAAACTTTACACAAAGCAATCTTTCATTCCCAGTATAATCAGCTTGTACTGCTGGCAGAAGATCTGTATAGATATCTTGTAGACTTATAATAGAATCAGCAGTAATATGAGCTGTCTGCTTAGACCCATCTTTCATAAGATTATTAGCAGCCCAGTTCATAGTAAAGTCTATGAATCTATTAGAGTTTACGTAACCACCAACCTTTTTACCATTAGGTCTGTGTGACAGGATCTCTATCTGACGCTTATTGTTAGCGCAGTTACCTCCATTAAACGTACAACCAATAACTCCTTTTAAACCTACCGTATCAGATCCTCCCATTAGATGCATATAAGTAGAAAAGAATCTAGCATCTATACATTTTATGTAACAGTTCTTAGCTCCATTAACAAGTATAGCAGTGGAATAATCAGCTTCTACATTCTTATACTGCTGATATATGGGCCAGTGGTTAGTTGTATTCTGATGTTGAACTCTTGGTAGCTCTATAGAGTACCCTTTAATCTCATCAACAATTTCTTCACTTGTCGTTCTTACTTTACCACGTAAGTATGGAGACTCTTGATTAGACTCATCTAAATTAAATCTCCCGGCCTCGTCAAAGAATATAAATCTTTCATTACTACCATCTACTACAATATTATCAGCAGCAATAATCTCAGGCAAATGAAAGTTCTCTTCTTTAGATACACAGTCTGGCTCAAATAGGTAGCTAAAGTCTTTATTATCATGATATAAATAAGCTCTCCTAGTTGCAGTAACAAGTTCAGTTGCATTATCTCCTTGATAAAGCTGCCTAATAAGAAGATCTGTTACTCTTAATGTTATTGTATAGGTAGCAGTATCTGCATCAATAGAGTTCTCAACTATAGGAACTAAATAATCCCAATAGTTTCTATCATATATGATTCCAGAAATAGGTGCATTAGTTATAGGGTCTAGATCAAGAAGTAAAATCTTTATCCTACCGTTTAAGTTAGTAGGGGCATTTGTCTTAGCCATGGGTGCTGTCTCAATAGTACCTCCTCTTATAATAGGATTTGATACCCCGTTGATCTCAAAACTATTAAGCTTAAACTGACCCGGTACTTTATCTTGCAGAAAATCTCTTAGATCCTGATAGGAATCTTTTGCATCTTGATCGTTACTGTCAATTTTAACACAGCTTGTTACAGTCTGTGTTGTAGTCTCCATTGATGTTGGACCTAATCGTATAATACTATCCAGCTCAATCCATCTATGAAGATTTGTTTCATTGGCAAATGGATCATTGTCAACTTTATAGTTAGCAGTATCATAAGCATAGTCACTGCTAGTATTACCAATCTTAAAAAGAGCTCTATTATCTCTCCAGGTACTATCTAATATTGACTTTTGATCAAAACGCACAAGAGCATTAGGAGATGATATTACATTACAGCGTACCTGAATAGTTTCCTCTATAGAGTAATCACCCTCTGGTATATATACCGTATCCAGATGTGGGTTAGGTTCATTCTTTGAGGCTTTTTGGTAGATAGATCTATCATTACAGGCAGCAAATGCTTTCTTAAAGACAGCGGTGTCATCTGTACCAATCTTACCATCTGCCTCTATAAGATCTCTAATATTTAATACAGTAGAGCTAGAGTCTCTTACCCATGAATAGTCAGATGTATTTGAGTGTATAACATTCAAACCATCATCAACTACATCAGCATTTAAAAGATTAGACTTTAAATATGTAATGTTCTCTGCAACAACATAAACATTATTACAGTTATCAACATCTGCTAACTCGGTTAATGTATCAATAGAACAAGTTGTTACTGGAGTAGGAGTTCCGTTTGTAACAAGGTCCTTTACCTTGATTAGCTTTATGTCTTTATAGGGTACAGGAGACGCCACACCCAGCATATCAGGCTTTTCATGAATGCCTAATATTAGTACGTCCTCAGGTGTATTTGTTTCAACAAACTTGTCTCTCTTGAAGAAACCAAGAACATCTGTAAGAATGCCTGACATAAAACAAAGATATCAATCTTCTGAATGAGTCCAGCCACCCATCTTATACTTATTGTTGATCTTCTTTTTTCTGGACTTAGAACCTCCCTTAACCATCTTCATGATCTCTACAGGAGACATATCTAGATCTTCACCTCCATCATACATCTTTTTAAGGAGCTTCATCTGCCCCTTACATTTACCTTTATGCATGATTATCTATCTTAATAGCTGCGCTTTTTAGTACCACCCTTTTTGTACATCATCTCAGCACCTTTACCCATCATCTTCATTTCCATGTCTTTAGACATGTCCATTTCCACACCATCCTTGGCCATTTTCATAAGCACTTTAGGAGCAGGTTTATTAACCTCACTACCCATCTTCTTATAACCTTTAGCTTTCAAAGCATTAAAAAGAGCTTGTGCACCTTTATTTTTCATGATAATAATTATTCAAATTCCCTATATAATAATATACTAAAATCAGAGGTAGTAAACAAATCGCTACACTTCTGGAGTTTGTATTCTAACCATCATTGCTGACTTGGTAAGGATGTGATCAAACACAAGCATGGTTGTATCTGGTGGGGTTACGGTATTGCCATCCATATCTTCATAAGGTACACCTGGTACAGGTAGCTCCCATACCCAGTGATCCATCCATGTCTTAAACTCAGCAGCAGAAAGAGGTCTAGCAAAGTTGCCGTTGGCATCACAGTGACCAAACTGCATTAAAGACTTGCCTTCGTTTACACTAGGGAATGTTCTAGCATACTCTTGCCAAGTACGTCTGTGCTCTACACCTTCTTCGTCAGTGTATGAGCTATCCTCAAAAGTATCGGGTACTTCTTCTTGCAGTACAGCTGTGTCTACTTCTACACCACCGATGAATCCAGTGATGTCTTTGCCAGCTTTATAAAGCTTTACCATCTCATCATGGGAAAGAGATGGATAGATTGTTTTCTTAATGGGTTTGGTTAAGTCTTTCATTCTTCTTCAGGTTCAGGAAAATATTCAGGATGTAATCGTTTGCATGTTTCTGTCCACTCAGCAATAGCAGAGCTGCTACCAAATACATGAAGTCCTAGAGGTGGACACCAAATCATATAGTCATCCCATGACGGGTCAACCTCATTACTCCACAGCACATCAACGTGATATGTGGTTGACATTACTGGGGGATTCTCTTCGTCACCAGGAGTCTCTACAATGTGACCAAGCTCTACTACAGTATGGGGATGCTCTTCTCCTAAAGCAGTGATAGCTGCCTTGGCTGTATCAGCATCTATGAATTCATATTTACGGAATGTTCTCATTATAACTCTTCATTATAGGTCCAAGTCTCATCTAACATATCCACTTGCTCTAATTGTGATTCAACAGCTGGGCATACATAAATAGCATATTTATCTTTAGTGGGATGCTTTACAACATTAGCCCATATGATATCTTCTACCAAGCCTTTTTCTTCCTTGACTTGTTGGTTGTAGTTATCACATTCTTCTTTGCTACCTATATAGTAACTCATGATAGATCTATGTTATATCTGTTAGCCATCACTCTTTCTATACCTTCTCTAATTTTGAATTGGTCAGCAGAGTCAAAAAATATGAGTTCTTGCATTAACCCCTCAAAATAATAAGAATTAACTCCTCCAAGTAATCCAATTAAATTAGTTGGGTTTTGTAGTGTATTTCCAAGAGAAGTAAGTGATGCTTTGTTTACACCATCTCTAAACAAATCTACAGTAGTTGCAGTTTCACTGCGGAAGAAGCTAACTAATTCCGTGAATGGAGTGGTTCTTGAATCTGCAGCATCATCCGAACCCCAATTAACATAAAACACTCTGTGTCTTGAATTCTCTCTAACATAACCTAAAGACCTATTACCTGTGCCACCAAAAACTGTATTACTTCCATTATTCGTTTTCCTGAACAACATGAATACAGATGATTCTGTAAGTGTTCCAAGGTTAGTATCAAAATAGTCATCCACCCCATCAAACTTGAAGGCTGGATTACCATTCTCTTCTACTAATACACCATCTTCTATGATCTTAGGCATGGATTGGAATGCATTCTGCACTGCGTGGTTGTTATTACCCGATTGATCATACAGTGTTTGTACATGTAGATTGGGTGTAGTGTCTGTTATTGTTAGGTCTTTAATATAGAACTTATCTCCGGGAGCATTAAAAGAGATATCTGTATCATTATACGCTTGTATTCTTATGTTTGTCCCAGTTGTTATTAATAATGTTTGATCAACATCAACCCAAGTATCCGTTGTTGTTACATCAATAAAGCCATTTGATTCATACCCCGTCCAAAAACGTACCTTATCTACTTTCTGATTAGAAGGTATGAATACTTTAGCTTGAAATCTAATTGTATGACCTAGTGTTGGATCGAAGACACCTTTAGAGAAATACCTTTGAATATCAACACCATCATTAGCTACCTCATATACTAAAACATTCTCTTCTCCTCTAAAAGGTGTAATTAAAGCATCAATTCCACCATTATATACACTAAAAGTGTGTATATCAAATTCTTGGTCAAAGATATATTGCGCTAAGTTTCCTATCTGAGTAGCATAAGCCATGGCAGCTGCAGAATCAAACAAATCATTTGATGTAAAACCAATTGTTGTAAAGTGTGTACCATCTCTAGTAACTCGGGCTGCTGCAGCAAAAGGTGTTTGACTTCTTAATCTATTTAAAGAATATCCAGCTGTTCCTGGCACACTATCAAATAATCCAGCAAGCTGAAGGATCTGTTGTCCATCACTAGCTACAACAGTGAGTGTACCATACTCGTCATTAATAGACTGCTCCACTCTAATATACTTACCTAGAAGATTGGTATTGTTAGGTATAGTGTAGTAATCATTAGTGGCACCATTGACATCTGCCCAAGTATTACCGTCATTAGAGATCTGCCATTGCCAGTTCGTTTCAATAGTACCAGAACCACCAGCTATATCTCCACTAACAGCTACAACAAAGTTATTTAGACCAGCACCACCTACAAAAGCAGGTTTAGTAAGTGTAAGATTTTCTGTAGTTAGTCTAATACATTCAGCGTCAGAGAGGGCTTCAGGGAATACTAAAACAGATTTTTGCAAGTGTCTATACCCTAACCCTTGAGATCTAAACTCATCAAAAACTTCAGTAGCACTACTTGTAACTTGTTCAATTTTCTTTACCCCGTCAATAAAGATAGAACCTACTCCATTTTCCCAGCGGACTATTAGTTTATGAACTCCAGTAGATACGGTTATGGTACCACTAGTGGTAATGTTTCCAGTACCAATAACTGAAATTATAGGACTTGGAACATAGTTACCCTTCCAACTAAAGCTTGAAGCAGGACTATCAAATCTGAAAAAGTAATTAGATCCTTCCCTCCCCTGCGGTAAATCTATTTCACAATAGAAAGTACATCTATCAGTACTACCTATGTTTGACAAAGATGTATTGGAATAATAATCCCAAACCCTCGTAGCACTAGCACCATAAGTGGGAATGTAGGATGTGGGGTAAGAGCCTTGTTCTTGTTGCGCTCCCCAAACTAAAATCTCATCATTATAGTTTGCAAGGTTTAAATAAAATCTTGCTGCTGTAGATGTCGTAGTAGCCGTTGCATCAATGCGTTTCCATCCATCAGCAACGCTTAAACTAAATGAGGTACTGCCATTATTTACATCTCTTAACAATACATTACCCGTACCCGAAACTCTCTTTACATAGATGCTGTTTGTCAATGTCGTTCCAATTGTGGTATAATTAACATACCCTAATTGAATAAGTGATGTCGTTCCTTGAATCTTCCAACAAATTGCACGACCTTCAGGATTTGTCTCTAAAGTTTGTGTAATTGTTATATCTCTTGTCTGTATTGCGTCTACCCATTCGGTAGCACCAAAATACTCCGACTGCGGTAATAAATTAGTCCTCTCCGGCTCTAACAATAATGATGGTGTACCACCACTATAGTCTATTCTTGGGAGATCTTCTAGTACACCTGCTTGTGCAGTAGATGCACCTGTTTCAATGTAGTC